CAGCTTTTCAAGCATCTTATAGAGTCTTGTGTAATCTGCATCATCTCCGTGTAGGTCATAGCTGACAGTATAAAGAACTGACACAGGCCCCAATTCTCTCATTCGCGCTTCAAGGAGTCTAGCTAGTACCGCTAATAACCTGGATGAAACCACACGGAGCTTCATCGAAGAGCTTAGGCCTATCTCAAGAGGTCACACATAGAGCGGGGAGTGGAGTTTACCGGCAAGGAACTTCAGGGCTGCTCGGAGGTCGCGGCCGGGATATTAACGGCCATCTTGATGATGCAGAACATCCGGCAGGCAATCCTCGACGCCGCTGCAAGGATCAACCTGTGATGCCTGATTACCGCTATAGGAAGCGCCCTGTAACGATCGAGGCCTTCCAGATGACACGCGAGCGGCGTCTGGACAACAGAGACTGGCCTGACTGGATGAATCGGGCATGGAACCTCAAGCGAGGCACCCCTGGCTCGCTCTTCCCTACCATTGCCGGCTCCGGTGATGGCACGCTCTCAATAGGCACCCTCGAGGGCAATCTGGAGGTATCGTTCGACGACTGGATCATCCGTGGCGTGCAGGGAGAAATCTACCCCTGCAAGCCCGACATCTTCGCCGCTACCTACGACAAGGTAGAGCAGGAGTAGCCAAACAGCCAGAGAGCAGGCGGCGCTCGAGCGATCGGGCGCCGTCTTTTTACCACTCTCGCCCGCTCGCTGAAGGCCGTAAAATCTCCAGATTATGAGGTATAAACCCTTTAGGTTGGCGTTTGTCGACCTGGGTGCCCATGCCCGCGTCATGGGAGAGTGGAGGCGGAAGCTCGTGAAGAACGATTCCGCTGTCGAACGTAGGAGGTACGAAATGAGGATGTTTACGCTGACCGAGTTCGGGCTCATGGCCGGGGTGGTGGTGCGCCACAACCACTATCCCCGCGTCGTGGTGGGCCCGAAGGACGAGATCGTAATGGGTAGGAAAGACTACCCAGACGGCCTCAAGGGCCCCTATCCAGAGGCCCACAGCCCCGAGGGGCGTGAAGACGCCCTGGCCCGCTGGGCCGCGCTCGGGGTCAACTGCCCGCACCTGGGTGAGGTGTGGGAGTACCGGGATCTGATGTCCCCCTGGTACTGGGACCCGGAAGGCGAGCCCGGGGGCATCTGGCAGTCCCCCGACCGCGCCCGGCGGAACCGGGCGGCCACCGAAGGCTGCCCCATCTGCGGAAGGCCGTGGGCGGGGATAACCCCCCACGCGGTCGTCCACGCCGACGCCTCCCTCAAGGACGGCGTCGATCTCTGGCGGCGGGGGGACAAGGAGGGGTGGGTGCTGCTGAAGCACCACAACCCCGGGAAGGATTCCAGGGCGCTGGTCATGGTGGACATGGCCAGTGTAGCCACTGACATCTCCCTCCCGGACGACCCCTCCAAGCGCCCTGAGGTGGTCGTACGCGACACCACCAGCGGGGCGGCAGTCCCGCGTCAGGCCATCCTCCTCTCCCCGGGAAGGGAGTTCAGACTCATCCTCCGGGTGGGTGAGCGGGAGGAGGAGATGGCCGTGAGGATGCAACGCGAGGGGCCCGACGTAGTCGTCACCCCCCGCGAGAGCGCGGCTACGGTCGAGGCCAGAAAGGCCAAGGCCGAGGCGAGAGCCGCGAAGGAGGCCGTGTGGGAGAAAGCCCTACGGCAGGTCCGGGAAGGGGTGCGGGCATGAATCCTCAGATGACCCCCCGGCAGAAAGCGCTGAGCAGGATCATGGAAAGGGTCTTGTTCGGCAACTCGATAAAGACGATAGCCCCCGACGTAGGGCTCGCCAGCACGACCATCTACAAGATGGCCAACGGGGAGGGTAACATGTCCACGAGTACCCTCCGCAAGCTGGCCCACTGGCTCCATGACAACGGCTACGAGGAGGAGGCAGCCGAAGTCAAGGGCCTCATTGCGGGGGCATTCCGGCGTAGTGAGTGCCTCCACTTTGGCACGGAGGCACGCCGTGAGCTGGCAGCCGAGTTGCACAAACTCGGGACGCCGGCTCATCTCGCGTCGGAGATCGGGATCCCCAGGCCCGAAGTCGACAAGGCGTTTGCATCATGCCGCCTGGAGGATCCGGCGAGCGTATCCGCCATCCGTGAGTGGCTGGAAGCCTTCCACCCCAAGGTGGCGGCACGGATGGACTGGAAGATGCTTGGGAGCGGCATGAGCCACGGCCGCGTCCACCACGTGGCGCCCAAACCGCCGCAGCCGGCCGCTCGACCCGCAGCCCCGGCTCCAGCCCCTCAGCCGATGCCAGCGAGGAGGGAGCTGATAGACAGCTCGCTGGCCCTCTTGGAAGGGCTGGTCGAGTTGGGTCTCGACATCCCCGCCAATTCGATCGGGGAGCGGATCTCCGCCAACGTCTCTGAGATGCTCCAGGCTATGCCCGCGAGCGAAGTGAGGCGGACGAACGCTGTCCACGAATGGCTGGCGACCACCAGCGTCAGGGTGGTCGAGGGGATGGAGATCCTCCTCCGAAGGGCCCTGGCCGACAACAAGGCCCTCGATGCCGAAAACGAGGCCCTGAGGGGCCACAACGGAAAGGAGCAGGGATGAAGCTCCTCGTCAGAAAGATCTCCGACGTCCCCGAGGAGGCATTCCTGCCTCCCACCCGGGGACACTCCGATCCCGTTGAGGCGGGCGAGGAAAGAACCTGGGAGCTCGACGTCGAGCTCCGCCGTGGTGTTTACCTCGAGGCGACCGACGAGGTCAGTCGGCACGGGCTGAAGTCGGCCCGCGTCCTGGTAGGCGCGAAGTGCGTCGCCTATCTCGGACAGGTAGCCGACGAGACCTGGGAGCTCGTCGAGAGGTACTAAACATATGCCCCCGCCCCCGGCTTCGGCCGGGGCGGGGGCTTTCAAGGAGGATGAGATGAGAACGATCGCAATGTTGCTTCTGGCCATAGCAGCCTGCTCGGCCGAGATTCTGAGATACGATACCGACACCCCCATCTTACCCTACGGCGTGAGCCATGACTGGAGGGGTGTCTATTTCGACCTGGATGACTGGGACACGATGTCCTACCCCCACGCCACGGGGACGTTCAGGGTGGACTCCATTGAGGTATGGTACAATAGGTGGACTTCCCCGCCTGAGTGCAAATACGTCATCGCGCTTTTCAGCGACGACTGCGGCGGGCTAGGCAGTCCACCGCCCTGCAATATGGTCTGGAAGACCGTACAGGATAGTCTGAGGCAGCCATCCATCATAACGTGCGACGCCCCGTTCGACGTGCGGACGTTCACGGGCCACTTTTGGATAGCCGTGGCGAAGACTACTCCGTACGGGCCGGATATCTCTCTACAATTAGGGTCTTGCGAGTACGCCTTTCGAGATCACTCCTACCACTGGCAGGAGAGTGGATTGAGGGGGTTGGAGGCCCTCGACCACTACCAGTGCCACAGTTATCGGATAAGGGCCCATGGAGAATGGGTCCAGACGTCTTCGCTGACCCCGATGACCTGGGGCAGCATCAAAGCAACCTTGGGCCGATAGGCCCGGCGCGGAAAGAGAGGACAAACAATGACCAGGAAAAATTTTATGGAGACGGTCCAGGAGATGTTCAACATCTCCGGAGATTTTCTGGAGTTCACGTTCTCGTCTGCTCCCACCGCGACGTTCTCGCGGGGGAGCAAGTTCGCGCAGGTTGAAGGTTGCGGGCTGCGGCTCGCAGCTTTCAGCGTTCCGGGTAGCGTAAATCTCTACGTGGACCCGGACGCGTTCGACGAGAACGGGTTCGAGGAAGACGGCTCCTACCAGGATGACCAAGAGGCCATCCTGGGCCTTGCGTGGCGCACGGGAGCCACGCGGAGGCTGCTCATCGAGACAGCCCGCGGACTGGAGTGGCTCGAGGGGCTGCTCCGGAGGGGGGAGACGCCCCCGAATGATACGAAGGACTTGCCGTATACCCCGGAAGGGGTCACGGTGATGTCGTTGATGGCGGGGGAGGGGCCCCTGCCGTTGGTCCCCTGGATGCTCCGGGATGAGCTCCGGAGCAAGATCGGAGCCCCGGGGTCCTACAAGGCCCTGGAGAAGGCACTCCGCGAGGAGGAAGCGGAGTAACGAAGCACCGGCTCAACCCGCCTCTCGTAGGGGCGGGACGCTTTGACGTAGGACGAAGGAGGACAAATGAAGAACGCAAGGTGGAAGAAACAGCGAGGCACCGACCTCCCCTGTCTCTGGGACGGGGAGAGTGTTTGGTGCTTCTTGATGGGGCCGGCGGAGGGCGGGAAGCGGACGTGCAAACTGTCCGCCTATCCGCCCCAATTGGTATAAATAATATAGAGCAGGATATACCTGCTGGTTCATTCCTACGAGGAGGGCCGAGATGGCTCGAGTGAACGACATGGAATTGAGCGAAACGGTGACGGCTTCTCTGACCAGTTACGAAGGGGTCCCCGTGCTGAAGGTGACCCAGGAAGACGGAAAGGTCGGATACCTGGCACCATTTCGTGGATACTGTTTCCAGGTAAGTGGGAGTCTCGAGGGCGTCCGAGATCTAGGGGCGAGCACAGTAGTCGGGCTTGGGAACTTTCTCAAGTCGGACCTGGTGCGCCAGCCATACCCGAGGAGCCCCTATGCCTGCAATGCCAGAACCCCCGTATGGGGAGCCTTCCGGGACATGGCGGACCTGGCTATTTGGAGGTGGGCTAAAAGGGAAATGAGCTACTACTACTTCCCCCAGGAAATGGAGGACTTCATACAAGCCACGATAGCGTGGCTTGCTACGGAAGTATCGAGAGACAAATAGAGGGCAGGCAGGGGCGACCGGATAGCCGGCGCCCCCTATCCCTCCCCTCTCTCTCTTAGGCTTCTTTTTACCTCGTCGAAAACGCTATCATATTTGGTATAAATAATATAGAGCAGGATATACCTGCTGGTTCATTCCTACGTGGATGCTCCCTACGAAATAGTCGTGAGAGACTAGGAGGAAGAGAAATGGAACTGACAAGCGATGGGTCCGTTGTTCTGGCGGCGATCAACCTATTGACGCCAGAAGAGAAGCGCGACTTGAGAGAGGCCGGAGTCAATGCCTTCTCTCCGTCCACAAGAGAGCTGAACGAGCTGGGGGTAACCCTGGCGGAAGCGCGGGAAGAGAAAGACAGAGAGCCCTGGACGTGGTTCGAAGAGCCACTCGCTTCGGCTATACGCCATGTCTTGAGAGGGTTGGGTATACCTATCGTTTATTGATAAAACGATAGGGTGCGCACTCTATCAGGGCGCGATGGCTGGGAAACCGGTTATTTCGCCGAGGGCCTAGGAAGTCTAACCGGGCGAAGAACGCCCGGGACGTGGTCAGAGACGGCAGAAGCCCTAGGGGTTTCTACCCCCTCAGCCATGTCGTTCCTTAGGGAGTGGCGGCCAAAGGCCGCAGATCGCCTCGATAAAGTTGAGGCAGATTTGGCGGTATTGGCCGACGCCATTCCTGAGAACGATATCACTACCGTAGTGGTATCGTTCGGTTGCCCCACCAACCGCATGATAGCGGACGGTTGGTGGGAAGCCCCCAAATCCATCCCGGGGTTTGAGGGGGGTTATATTGCTCTCGTCGATCCCAAGGTGGGATGGCACGAGGGCAATATAGAAGTGGGCGGGGTGAAGGGCAGCGTAATATCTGTAGTGCATTCCACAGGGATGCATGGAGGATACTACGCGGTGACAGTAGTCCTGTCATCCTCAACCCAGTAGCGGAATTTTGGGGGCGCTTAGGCGCCCCCTATCCTCTCAGTACAGATTTCTTTTTTGCCCTCTCTCTATTCCTCGTATACTTCAATCAGATAACCAGTAGCGAACAGAGGAGGCTGGCATGATCACCAAGAATAAGACCTGGCTGGAGACCAACGGGCACTCCCTGTCCGAGCTTCTTTCTCCCGATACTCTAGATCGCTTCGCTTCTGAGTTGGAGAAGATCAAGAAGCATGTCAGAGCCTTTTCTGATGACGAGGCGCTCCGCCTTGCGCTAGCCATTACGAAGCCCTTCGAACAGTTCTTCCCTAACCCATACATCTGTCCTGCTGGTAAGCGCACTGTAGGATATGGCCATGTCATCAGAGGGGGCGAGCCTCCTTTCCCCTGGACCGAGCCTCAGGCGGCTGAGATCCTTCTGAATGAGTTCATCCAGACGTATGCCCCCAAGGCCAAGCTGGCCTGGAATGCCAGGAAGGATCGCAAGTTTCGTACTGAAGAATGGGACGATCTCCCCAGCAACATCCAGGCAGCCCTGATGTCTGCCGTATACAACTGCGGCCCTGGAATCATCTCTAGGGGATCGTGGGTAGCTAAGCCCGGGACTCAAGGTGCCACTTCGTTCTACAGCTGGTCCAGGGGTGGAGGGAAGAGGCTGGCCGGCTTGGTACGCCGCCGCTTCTGCGAGTGGAAGATGGCGCTCACAGGCGAGATCGATCTACAGCCAGATGGATGGAGGAATTGGTATAACACCCATCCTTAGGCATTTGGATTTTGAGGCAGTGAGAATTCTCGTATACTAAAAGCGAGAAGGGAGAACTTCATGGTTCGAGTCAGCCAGCAGAAACTCGACGACTGGTCGAGGCAAGCTATCGGTGAATACCTCGAGGGCGATACCAAGCTCGACGATCTGGTCACCAAGATAGCCCGCGCCAACGACCTTTCTGTAGACCAGATCAAGCTGCTGGCACAGAACACCAACGTCAAGCTGCGTGTTCAGCGGCCTAACCTGAAGTTCGCGGCAGTGGATTCTGCCGCTGTAATAGACGCTCTCCAGCTCAGGGACCCCAGGAGTGCAACGGAGGTGAAAGTCGCTTCCATCGACCCTGAGCGAGAGCTGTCGGGAACGAGGGAGACGATGTTAGACAAGTACCTGGCCGACCGTGGAGCCATGGTCAAGAAGGCGCGGTGCGAACGTGTCCTGCATCCGTCGAACATGCTTCTGCTGTCCGACGTCTGCCAGGAGAAGATCGCCTCCGCCAGGCGAGTCCGCACCAACATCGTCAACCAGCTGCGTGGGGTAACGAGCGATTTCGTCCAACTGCTGGAGAAGGAAGCTCGTGCCAACGGCTCGATCGACAGGAGCTACACCTCAGTGATGAGCGTGCGTGGCCAGAAGATCGTCGACGACCTCTTCAAGGCTGCACACGAATCGCTGGAGAACCTGCATTGCGCCGACTACGCCCCACCCCGGTTCGTAAAGTACGCCGGGGTGATGGACCCCAGGCATCCACTGCTGAAGACGGTGGACCAGTACATCAAGCTGGCCTACCAGCTTCGCGACGTAGATAAGGAGATCAACGCTCTCGAACGCGAGCGCGTCGAGATCGCCGCACTCGTAAAGAGAGCTTACGGCAAAGAACTGTAGGTGTAAATGTTCCTGAGAGTTCTTGACGGCATGGACAAACTGTCGGCTCAAAACCTGAGCGCCCTGGGTGGTACGTTGGAGGACGTCACTCCATACATACCTCAGCCCAGGGCGATGCCGGCTCCGGTATCGCTGGTCACCAACTTGGGCGTACCGATCTATCTGTCGGTCAAGGTAGACAAGCTGCTTCGGGCATCGGCTAATAAAGCACTGGGTCGCAGACTTGGGGCGGCCGCCGACAAGGCTATCGGCCGCGTATCCTACGTGCCGGTCAATGTCGGCATGGAAGCTCTCAGCAGATTCGGCATCCCCGGCATCGTTGAAGGGCGCTACGGACGCGAGCAGCGCGGGGCTTACAACTACGGGGCCAACATCGGGCGGCAGCTGCCATTCCTGGCTCACTTCGCCAACATGAGACGCAATCGGGAAGCCGGTCTCGGAGGCATACGCGGGACGATGGGGCAGGGTATCACGTCCAGCCTGCTGAGAGCCAGAGCAGCCGCTGCGTCCAAGCCGGCTCCGACCTACATGCCGCCACGCCGGCCGGATACAGACGTCAGATTCAGGCATACAGCCCGGAATATCCTCCGGAGACAAGGGCGTAAGCAATGACAGATCTCGAGAGAATGCTTTTGGTAGGGCTGAGGGCTCAGGAGTCCATGGAGAAGGTAGCTGGATGGGGCGAGGTGGCGCTGGGCGGCGGCTTGACGCTGGCCGGCGTGCTCGGCGCCGGCGTGCTTACCGCCATCAATCGCAAGAAGAGCGCCCGGCGACTTGCCATCCAGCAGGATGAGTCGTGGAACCGGCTGATAAGCAAGTATCCTGAGTTCAAGAACGATAACGAAGCCAGGTCGAACTTCGACGCTATCTTCAGCGTCGCCCCCAGCGTCGGCTCCATACCTCAGTACGTAGCCCCCATCATGCGTCAGGCCAAGACCTACGGCACGGAGGGCCTGCCGCTTGAAATCGCCAAGGGGCTCAAGGAAATCGACTGGCGCGACGCTCAGACGCAGGAGATCCGTGACAGGATTCCTACATCTCTGAACGTAGCCAGAGTCATCGGAGTAGGGGCTGCCGACGCCGCCGCCCGCTCTACGGTGGATCGAGCCATAAGGTCGGTAGCTGACTAATGATGCTGAAGCGGATACACGTCGGGGCGTACGACCCTGAAGGCGAAGCCAGGGTGATGGCTACCCTTCGCCCTGGCAGCGGCCTCTTCGAGAAGTACGCTGAGGCTGAAGTCGAACTCATGCCGGAGATGGCCGACTTCTGGGCAACCAGGTCGCAGCAGCTGCATCCCGACCGTCTGGTCTACCTGCTGGTCAACATCCTCGGCGCCGGTGAATACTGGGGCTCGAACCTCAACGGCGACTTCTTCCCCGAACAAGCCCTCATCACCTATCACAAGACCTTCATGCACGCCTACCCCTTCGTGCATCACCAGAATGCCAATCCAGAGAAGGACGCTATCGGCACGCGCTGCCTGTTCGCCAGCTACAATCCACGCCCGCACGCCCATCGCGTCGAGGTGATCGTAGCACTCGACAAGGAAGACCCGCGTGCTCAGGAGATGGCCATCAAGCGGCTCGAAGCAGGCAGGATGCCGGCGGTGAGCATGGGCACGCGAGTGCCCTACGACATCTGCAGCATCTGCGGGCATCGTTCATTCACCAGACACGACTACTGCGAGCATCTGAAGCACCACCTGAACGGGATCTGGGAAGGCCGTACCCGCGTCGTGGCGATCAACGATCATCCCGCCTTCTTCGACATCAGCTTCGTCGATATCCCGGCCGACCCCTCCTCCGGCACGTTGGCCAAACTGGCCAGCACCGGTAGCGCCGTAGTGTCTTCTGCCGAGCTGGCTGAGAGAGAGGGTCTGATCTACCCGCTCAAGACGGCGGCGAAGAAGGCCGTTGCCTCCATCGAGAAGGATGAGCCGGTAGGCTCCAAGCTAGGCATCACGCCCGAACAGGCTGAGTTGATGGTGGAGAAGCTCACCAATCAGCCGGCATTGATCGAAGACGGCCGCCAGATAGCGCTGGCTGACGATCCCATGAGTGAAGACCTGCTGGATGCCCTTTCGGATTACGATCTGGAAGACATCCTCGGTACGGCAGGGGCGTGCAGAATGGCCATCAAGCCGGTGGAGATCACCTACATCTCCATCAGGAAGACCGCCGGAGCGCGTCAGGCGCGTCAGGCCTACCGACAGGGGCTGGTGCTGGCCAAGACGGCTGCCCCCGTCGTCAGACGGGTATGGCTGCCTCAGCATTTCAATCCCGGGGTGGCGGATCTGCTGGTCAAGTTTGCCAGCTCGCGTTCCTTCTACCAGCGGTGGCGGCCTGATCGCGTGCGATATCGCGACGCCTCTCTCCTGACGAAGAGCGCCTCCGCAGCTATCGAGCCCAGGAGCCAGGAGCTGGCGACAGCCGCCGCGACGTACGACGGCTATCGCTCCAGCTTCACCCAGGAAGATCCCAGGGTTCTTTTTTACCTCATGCAGAAAAACGCCAGCCTGTCCAAGCTGGCGGGATACATCCCGACGGGGGATGCCAGGCGGGATCTGGCGTCGACTGGATACGATCTACTCGTCTCCATGTCGTACCTGAGAGGGGCATATCGGTAATGCCTCTCTTCGATTTTGATTTTACCTGGAGACACGTACACTTAGGATGCCATTAAGGAGGTGGCAATGAGCGCATCGCTGACCGAACGCTTCGCTAAGCTGGTCAAGCTGGGCAGTGTTGACGATCCCGTCAATCACGTGCTCGACTTGATGAACAGCGGACAGCAGAAGCAGGCCAGTGCGGAGATGAAGAAGCTGCAGCCCGCACAGCTTCTCGAACTCCGCAAGAAGCTGGCTGAGGCTCAGGCCGAATCGGACACCCCGGGGGCGATTCCGAAGATGGAGGAAACCCCCAAGATGTCCGCGACAGAAACGAGATCGGAAGGGGATGCCGACACGAGCGTTGCACCCAGCGGCGATGGAAGCGATCAGCCTCCCACGGGGAGCGCCAATCCTTCCGTCCAGACGGTGCCGCCTGCGGCAGATCTCACGCTGGATGACCTGCTGGCTGGGATCGAGTCAGTGACTCGTGAACCTGCCAAGTCGGACATGTCCAGCCTGGTCAAGAATGCCGCACGTGAAGGCATTACGAAGGCTGTGGAAGATCTCCACGCCATGGTGCAGAAGCGGGGTAGGATGGACATAGCCTCACGCTATGGCGAGGCTTACAACAAGATCGCTTCCGTGGCAGGCGCAGCCGCTACACAGGACATGATCCTGCGTAACGAAGCTGCAGGCCGCAAGGCAGCGATCGCAGACATCAGTTCCCAAGGGGAGGTTAAGATGGGAAGCGTGAATGACCTGATCATGGGGCAGAACAAGGTCGCCAGCCCCGAAGATCTTGCAGCGTTCGTCAAGCAGCTCGCCTACAACGACACCATGCAGAAGGTCGCGATGCTGAAGGCTGCAGAGGATGCCCTGCTCGACGATGACCCCGACGAGGATGACGTCGTCGACGCGATCGACGAGATCGCGGAGACCGCCATGGACAATCCCGAGGTTTTCTCCGACGAGGATACAGAGGCCATCCTGGCGCTCGCCGACTCGCTCGAGGATGAAGAGGTTGCCGACGAGGGCGTGGATAAGGTTTCCACCGTTCTCGACTGGGCGTCTGCTCTCCGCCAGATGGGTTACTAAATGCTCTCTGTCGACGAACTCCTCAAGGCGGCTGAAGCCGAAACCGGCGTAGAGGCCAGATCCAACAGCGTCCTCGACTGGACGCCGTCCGAACTGGCCGATCGCATGGAAATGGTGGCGGTCAAGCTGGGGAGCATGTCGACAGGGACAGCGTTGAGTGATGTCCGTGACGCTGACAGAAACTCCGCCGCAATGGCGTTGTCGGAGTTTATGGGCAAACTCGCCAGCGCGATAGAGCGCCGGAGGCTGAAGGGGATCGACCGCAGGCTTCTGGCCCTATTCGCCGGAGGGGATGCCGCCCAATCGCTGGCTAAGCGTGTGGACATCACCGACAAGTACGAGGCGCTGACAGGCACCCGGTTGCAGTAGGTGGGAGGGAAGATGCCCAAGGACCAAGACATGGTTCTATCGCTCGATGGGATGGCCGAGCTTTTCAAGTACGGCTCCGCCATGGTGCGTGAGCTGGTATCTGAAAACGACCGTCTGCACAACTTCGAGCGTGCCGTCGACCTGCTTTCCCGGATGGAGAAGGTAGGTATGGTTGGCAGTTTCCCGCCGGGCCTGTCCCTGTCCGAGAAGGCGAGACGGCTCGCCGCTCTCCCTGAGAGCGAACTCGAAAAGCTCGCCTTCGCTACTTCACAGGCGCAGCGGGCTGTCATGCAAGGCAATCTGGTAACGATAAACAAGGGTGGGAGCGCCAGTCTTACCGACTTCGTGCTCTCAAGAGCAACGGGAGGAGTGTGATATGATTAGGATCCTGAGCCTGCCCGATCAGTTCCACCGCAGGACCTTCGGGATCGCCCTCGACCAGGGCGGAGCAAGGCCCGCTTTCGCCTCCGGCGAGCCGGTTGTCGTCGAATACGACGCCGACGCCGGTGAGCAGCTGATCGAAAAGATCGGCGATGGAGCGGTGCCCACTTCAGCCCCGTGGGTGGTCTTCGCAGACGTCGCCGGCTCGGCTGGCGGACGCAACATGCGCTGGGACACCGAGGCTTCGGGCGCAACCACTGTCATCAGGGATGCCGATCTGGTGTTCGTGACCGACAGATTTACCGGGGCCCTCTCCGGCTGGGTGGCTGGTGCTCCGGTCACCGGGACCGGTGTTTCCGGACACGGCTTCTGGCGGATCGCCGCTACCGGCGAGAAGGCTTACGCCACCGTCGAAGTCCCGCCTCAGGCCTCCGCAGCCGCCGGGGGAACCGTCACCCTTCGCTTCAGGCACGATCCTAACGTGCCCAACGCCTAAGAGGAGGTGAATAGTAAATGACAGAGCGCCTGAATCCCGTTGAGGTCTCCGCTCTCAACAGGCAGTTCCTCGAGATGGCGTCTACCGCCGAGGGGATCGACAAGCTCGCAGAGGTGAGCCGCGAAGTCACGGCCATCAAGGTGCGCGAGTCGAGCTTCTGGGACAAGATCATCCCGCCTCAGAACATCACCGATGCCGAGTGCTACGTTGATCGCGACTCCGATACCTTCTATCGTCAGGAAGAGATCGAGGAGGATGGAGTGGCCATGGTGCTCGACTGGAGGGGCCAGCCCACCGGCGAGTACATGCAGGGCAAGCGGTACATCGTGCCCTTCAACCGCTTCTCCTCCCCCCGGTACTGGAAGACGAAGCAGGAGATCAGGGTCTACAAGCACCCTATCACCGAGTACATCGAGAGAAACTCGGCCAACGCCGTCATCAAGCAGAAGGATGGCTACGCCATCTCTCTGGTCAACGCCGCCGTTGCCGCTACCGGCAAGATAATCAACGGCACCGGTGCTGACGGCGAGCTGGTCAGGAGCGACTTCATCAAGCTCTTCAACCTCCTGGACAGCTACGAGCTCGAGTCGAAGAAGATCCTCATGAGGAAGGACGACTTCAACCAGCTGCTCAACTGGAAGAGCAGCGAGCTCGACCTCGGCGCGTACGACGTGGCCAAGGATGGCTACACCTACGCGAAGCTCATGGGACGCGAGATCATCACCACCATCAAGAACGTCTTCCCGAAGGGGTACATCTACTGCTTCACCGATCCGCAGTTCATCGGGAAGCACTACACCCTCAACGACTTCCAGTTCGAGATGGAGCAGCGCTTCCAGACGATCCAGTGGGAGCTCAGCATGGAGATGGGTACTGCCCTGGGCAACATCTACTCCTGCGCACTCCTGATCGTCCCGCAGGCGAATGAGGAAGAGGAGCCTTGAGGCTAACTCCTGACTGATGGAGACTGAACTCGAGGCACGTGGGCAACTGACGGAGTAGAGAAGGGGAATCATGGTAGTAAGAATCAAACACCTGGGAGATCGCGAGGACCCCGGGATTGCCGTTGGTGGGTACACGCTGATGCCCGGCTTTACGTCTCCGAACATCTCCATCGTCGACGGCTCGCCTGAGCATGATCGAATCTCACAATTAGTGAGAGATGGAGTTGTCGAACTCCTACCGGCTGACCCCGGGGGCAGGGATATGAGCAGATCGACCATATCCTCTACCCCCGGGGGCATCGTGCTGAGCCGCGATGCCTTGAGGGCCAAGATGGAGATCATTGCCAGGGGCAACATCGCCCTGAGCAATGCCGAGCATGAGCGTTCCAGCCGTGCCATAGGCGCCGGCCTCAAGGGGAGCAACAGGGTAAGGATCTTCACCGCCGACGAGCTCAGGAAGTTCCATGGCAGGCCGCCTGAGATGCCACCTCAGGAAGTCGAAGATCTGCCCCCTCAGAAGTACGAAGCCAAGAAGCCGCGCACGCTTACGGCGGATGAAGTGAGAAGCCACGGCTACGAGCCGCCTTCTTACACCGAGACCATCTCGGAGGACGAAGTCGACGCCAAGACCGGCACTACCTCCGAGAGGGTTCAGCCAAGCAGGATCATGACGGCTGACGAGGTCAGGGCGATGGGCTTTAAGCCCAAGCCGGCCCCCGTGCAGCCTGAAGAAGAGCCTGTCGAGGTTGAGCCCGTCGAGGCTGAGCCTGTCGTGCGGGAAGACGTATCCGAGCCTGAGGTTGAAGTGCAGGATGCTGAAGTCGATCTCAGCTCCTTCACACTGACTCAGCTGAAGGCGTTTGCCGAAAAGCACGACGTGGAGATCCCCAAGGGGGCCAGGAAGGCCGACATCGTCGCATTGCTGGACGAGTGGTGCGAGGAAAACGATGTCGACTTCACCCCCGTCGACTGATAAGGTGGGGGCATGGGAAAAAGCCGTGACGCCTACATCAAGGATGTCAGGAACAGCCTGAGCGACTACGCTCACCTCAACCGTCTGCTCGACGATGAGGAAGAGTTTTCAGACGACAGACTGGCCTATTTCCTGGATAAGGCGCTGGATCGGTACAATACCACGCCCCCTCCAATCAGCTCCAGCTCGTACGAAGACTTCCCCTCCGATTCCCTCCTTGTCGATATGGCCGTGCTGGCGGCACTCGAGTCGGCACTCATCCTCCGCTCGAGAAACGCCCTCACCTACACCAGCGACGGCACTACCGTCGCGCTGGACAACGTGGCCGAATACGACCGCCTGGTCCAATCGCTACGCGCCAGGATCAACCAGGAAATCATGTCGATCAAGCTGAGCATCAACCTGAAGAGGGCTTTCGGCAAGGTGCATTCCCCATACCGATCGTCGTGAGGTAGGTAGGGGATGGCCAGCTTCTCCAGTTTCAGGGTTTCATACCTGCAGCCCAAGGTAATCACCCTGCATTGGTCGATAGACAATATCCCGCCGGGGTACACCGAATACATCACGGTGCAGCGCAGCGAATCCCCCGAAGGCCCGTGGGAGACGCTGCAGCGTGAAATAACCGGCGCGGAGTACTTTCAGGACTACGAAGCCAGGCTGATGAACAGCACGGCTACGGTGTATTACCGGCTTGAAGTGGAATTGCGGAGCGATAGCGGACCCTCTATCGCTCTGACCTCCCCGGTAGAGTGGCTACGACAGAGGCCGACGGCGGTTGCCAGAGAGATTAACCGCAGAGAGCAGCTTCTGCTCAGTAGATATGCCGGGGAGCCCTCCTTCGTGTTCATAAGGCGTACCTGGGGCCCGCCATGTACGGCTTGCTACGATCCAGGGCTCCAGAAGACGCTCGTCTCCGATTGCCGCAAGTGCTACAACACCGGCATCGCAGGAGGCTTCTTCGCCCCGATCGAGCTCTTCATCTCCAGAGCCCCTTCCGGCAAGATGCTGCAGGAGCTGGGTGTCTACAAGGTGGAGAACGATCAGACGATCTTCTGGACTTCATCCACACCTACGATTAAGCCTCGCGACCTGCTGGTGGATTCGATGGGCGTGAGATACAACGTCGAGATGGTCCGCGTGCGCGGCAAGCTGCTTGGTGCTGATCTCAAGCAGATCCTGATGGTGAGCCGAATCCCGGCTGACGACACGCTCTATCACCTCGCCGTGCCTGAGGTGAACGAGCTCATGCCGTATCGCGGACGGTATTACTGGCGGCCACGGCTGAACGACTGGACCAACGATGGCTGAGATCATGGTATTCGCCAAGACGCTGGAAGTGCCTTGCGAGGATGGTTATCTGAATTTCGAAGGGATAGACGGTGGAAACCTTTGCCCAAGTGAGGAAAGCCTTTCTGACCTTCATCCAGCAATTCTTCGCCTCGGGGAGGATTTGGGGAGTGACGGGGGATCAGAGGCTCTTCCAGTGGGACCCGGATCGAGCTAAGACCGGCGTCATCATCGCCGCTCAGGGCGTCGAGCTGACCGATCAGCTCAGCAAGGTCCCGGCTATCGTCGTCGCTCGCGGCAGGATTACCCCGGAAAACCTCGGCGGGATAGGCAAGGGGCTGGACACCTACAACCACGAAGATCAGACGACAGGCCACGTCGAGATCTACTCCACACCCATCTACGTCCATTGCCTGTCGACCAATGACGAGGAATCCGAAGTGCTGGCTCAGCTCGTTTGGTTCCTGCTCTGGTTCCATCGCGACATGCTCAAGGCGCGTCATAAGTTTCGCAAGATCGACTTTGGAGCGATAGACTCGCCTCGTATACTTAAGAGTGGTGAGGGCACCGCCGGGCCCAAGCTGTGGGATACGGCCATCATGCTGAACGTACACTTCCACGTGACTTACACCTACCGTACCCACGGGCCCGGGACAGGGGTAGATGAAACGACGCTGGAGCGAATCCGCGTGCCCTTCATCAAGAACATCGTCTCGGAAGGGATAACGTCGGAATAGGCTCAAGATGAAGAGAGGTGGTGGAAATGGCTTACCAACCCCCTGATGTCAGGGTGGAGATCCAGTATGAGGGTTTTTCAGCTCCTGATCCCAACGTAAGCATGCCCCCGATGTACCTGGGGCCCTGCTTCCAGAAGGTAAGCAAGGCCGTCGGAGGTAATTACGAATACCACAACGGGCTGAATATCCTGTCATACCCGGATCTGGCGAGTGGAGCGATAGTCGACACCCGGTCTGTCAAGCTGACTCTGCTCCATTCCGGCTCTGGTGAAGAGTACGACGTGACGGATGGCCTGGGCAAGGTCGACGTCGCCATCGAGAACTTCGGCGTTCTAATGCCTGCCGGTATAGGCCACACGATGCTGGGGGGCGCCACCGGAGAGCGTGTAGGCGATTACGAGTTCAGAACCCCGTCCCACGATCTCGCCCGCGAGAACATCCTCTACGGCGACCTTCTCAGGATCGTGGATTACGAAATCTCGAAAACGCAAGCACCGCCTCTCTACGTCAAATTCCCCATAAACGAGGTGGACGCCGATACGGGTAATCTCCGACTCGTGCCTCAGTTGCCGATGCCCCACCCGGAGCTGAAGGTGGCGTTTACGAACGCTATCCCCAACGCCGGAAGGTTCTTCGAGGATCGCGAGATCGTGACCAGCAACCATCCCGATACCGGCTCCGGAGTTGTCGATGCTGTGGTATACACCAGCGAGGCTGATATACTGATAGCTTACGGCTCCGCTGTCGGACAATTCGAGGATGGCGACAAGATCAGCTGGACCGACGGAGCCGCCGTCAACCCTACTTACGGCGAAGGAACTGTCGTGCATAGCCTCATCACCGGGCTGGATACCGGCTATCTGTGGGTGGCGAGAGTGTACGGAGATGACCTCCAGAACCTCGACGCCATCTCCAATATCACTCAGGGGACCGGCGTACACGCTGCAGCCACAGCCGATCAAACGTTCACGGACGGACGCGGATGGTCGGGCTACATCCTGCTCACCTCCGTCACCGGGACCTTCGGCGATGGCTGCGATATAACAGGCGGGTCTTCAGGAGCTGTAGCTCTGGAGACCGGGAAGGGCGTAGCGGATCCCTACCTGATGTACGAGATCGTAAGGCCGATGAACGGCCTGGTCTCTGTAAGCTACAACGCCGCCCGCGGAGAGTACACCGACGAGCCCGTCTGGATCGGCTCGCTGGCCGATCTGATCGCCTACGCCGGCAGCGAAAGCCAGCTCACCCCCGACAACCCGCTGGTCTACGCCGCCAAGCTGGCCCTGTCAGTCGGCACGGGCTGCTACCTCATGAACGTTCAGGATCTGGACGGCTACGTCGATCCCGATGCAGCCGATCTCCAGAAGTGGCTCAACGCCTTCGAGGCCATCCGCTGGCACGATCACGCCTACGCTCACGTGCTGCTCAGCCAGAGCGATGACGTGAGGGCGGCGTTTGAAGTCATGATGAACTGGAAGCGCGATCCTGACAACTACCTGAACGAGATCATCGGCATGTTCTCCATGCCACGCCGGACGCGCAATGAAGCCATCCCGCTCAAGACCGTCGGCAGCGGCGGTGGAGTCAGCAATAACGGAATGTCGTTCACCGACCCCGGCATCACTGACTTCAACGTGTTCGGATGCCTGCCCGGCAGGTATCTCGAACTGGTCGACGACGACGGCAAGGGCCATCCCTACCGGGTGAACACCGTTTCGGCCGGCACGATCACCCTGCTCAATCCGGTGGAGGTGGAGCATCGCGGGCTCACGCGGTATCGGTACGTCAACGAGTACTACAACACCGAACGCGAGGCCGCCTACTACAGGCAGTACGGTCAGTCGGTACAGAACTGCAGCATGCGGATCTGCTGGCCTGATGTCTGCATGTTGGAAGGCATGGTCGTCCCGTCGTACTACCTGTACGCGATCAGGGCGGCTCAGTTGAGCGTGGATCGTCCCGCGACGATCTACACCAAGGCTGGAGTACCCTACGTCGAAAGGGTGCTCAATGCGAAGTTCGAGCCGCCTCAGCTCAAGACCATCGGAGAGGGTGGCATCGAGGTATTCGCTCAGGAAAACCCCCGCATGCCGGTGTACTCGAGGGATGCAATCACGACCGACATGACTCATCCGGCGCGAATGGAGCAGGTGGTGCAGTCTGAAATCGACTACTCCGCCCGCTACATCAGGGCGAAGTTCCGCCCGGATCAGGGCCGGAAGTTCATGGACGAGTGGCTGGAAGCCGGGATAGCAATCCTCGCCGGCGGATGCGACAGGCATCTCGTCTCCGAGACCAGGACGCTTCAGAGGCTGGCGATACTGGGCTGGGCGGTGGATGCAGACGATCCTCGATACCTGGATCTCGACTTCGATCTGTATCCCAGGTGGCCTAATCGCGGCGCACGCATCGTCCTTCACGTCCGTTCCCGCAGCAAGTAGGGGGGTGAAAGATGAAGAGGCTGTCAGAGTGGAATCAGTTTCAGGGGCTGGTTGATGGAACCCTCCCTGAGCAGTACATCAACAAGTTCATCACCGGCGAAAGCTGCGCCCTCTGCTGCGGCGCCCCCACCCTGTCCATGGTGCAGTCGACGGAGAACCTGTACGTGATAGGCTCGGTGCAGACCGTCGCCTTGTCGCAACAGAAGCAGCTCCAGTACATGTGGGAGCTGGGCGGACGCCGGGGGACCATCGTCCCGGGACGCGGTACGGGTCAGCTTACCGTCAGCAAGGCTCAGGTGCATGGCCCGTCGCTGCTCAAGGCGTTCTACTCGTACCTCCCGCAGGACATCATCGATGCCCTCTACGAGAAGCCGGGGAACAACCAGATGTGGCTGAACCTCAACAGTGAGGTCTTCAACCGGCCGGTAGGGATCGGGCTGATCATGAGGGACCTCGAGTCCGACCTCTGGGATTCGTTCTTCCTGGAGGTGACGTACTTCGGCTCGCACCAGTTCGCCCTGGGCGCCAATACGCTGGTGCTGGGCGAAAACGTCAGCGGACGCTACGAGTCCATCGCCCCTCTGCCGATAAGAGGGGTACGGTAAACAAACACACGCCCGGGTGGGGTATCGCGCCCCACCCGGGACGAATTTTGCGAATGGAGTCTCACCGTGAACGAATCCGACGCTACCGCCACCTCTACCTCTACCACTACCTCCACCCCCACCACCCCCGGGGCCGCAACCGGACCCGCAACCGTACCCGCCGCCACCCCCACTCCGGCGACCCCCGCCGATACTGGCGCTGGCGCAACTTCCGCTGACTCCAGGCCTACGGATAACACCGTCAGGAAGGTATCCATGCAGTCGCTTCCCGAAGAACTCGAGAAGAAGTTCATGGAAGTGCGCAAGGCGCTGGTGGATAAGTACAAGAGCCGCATGAACCCCGCTTCGGTGGATCGGCATCTGGCACAGCTCATGATGAACGAGAAGATCACCGAGACGTACCAGCTAGCCGATCACCCTCAGGCGCCGGTCATCACCTTCCGCGATCTCAGGACGGATATGATCGACCTCATCACCCGGCTGTCCATGTCCAACCTGCAGGAACTCAGGAATGCCACGCCAGGCACGATCGTCACGCCGCGATTCGACGAGACCTACAGGACGGACATGCTGATGTCGGCCGCTACGATACAGCTGAGGGACAAGGAGTTTCCAGACGTCAACCTCGATCTCGCCCAGGCGTACAGGGATGGCAAGGTCAACGAGATCGTGGCCACGCTGGAGGCGCGGGTGCTGGAGATCAAGAGTAGCCTGCATCCCGTCCTGTATCAGGAAGCTCAGGCGGCTTTCTCGGTATGGATCAACTATCTGGCCGAACTACTCAAGCCGGGCACGGTAGAGAATTTCTGAGAACCCCTCTCGGGTCGATGCTCGGCTCCATGCTCGTGAGGGGAGGGCCTGGCTGGGAGCTGAATACTTCGGTACGTGTCCAGGCGGCCTTGATAACACACGTGAGGCAGGGCGAAGCCGCTTTCATCAGCGCGTGTGCAGCCAGCCCAAACCTGTCGAGTGCTGCTCAAGACGCCTTGCGGGTGGCATTCACGCCGTGGATCATGAAGGCCAGCCAGCAGGATCTCAGGGATGCCGTATCCAACTCCAGTCTGCCCGGTACGAAGATATTGATCGACTGGGACAAGATGCCCGGGATGTTTACGAAGAAGAGCATCATGCTCGACAAACAGGTCAGGGACTTCTGGGTGAAGAAGCGTGAAGCCCCTGACTCATAGAACGCTTGAGAGGGGGCGTAGCCGAGATCTCCAAGGTGGTATACTTCAGATGGAGTGAAGGATCCTTGACCTGGGATATGGAATATGGCCGGTGAACTGAACGTATCGATGGATCAGGTCAGTGCCGATCTGCAGCAGTACGTCCTCGCTCAACAGCAGCAGGGCCTGCAGCTAGGTCAGCCCGGCACGCTCAATACCGGCGCCATCGACCCCGTCACCGCTCAGGTGCTGTTCCCTACCCTGCCGCAGCCTCCGATGCTGCCGGCATTCGGCGTACAAGCCCCCTCTGCAGCCTTCGGCATGAATGATCCACTCGCCCTCGAAAGATCGGCAGCGAGTGTCATGATGGGCCAGACGTTTGAAGCTGAAATGCGAGAACGCCAGGCGATGGAGACACGACGCTGGCTGCTCAGCGCTGGAGTAGAGGCCGGTCTAACCGCCATCCCAGGCGCCGGCATTCCCCTGGCTATCGGCTACGGCTTGCTGTCAGACAAGCTGTACGATGCCATCGGGCTGTGGAAGTACGACAACGATCCGATCTTCAACATCGAAGACGTCACCAAGGCCTCCATGGCCGATCAGCTGTTCACTACACTGTATCAGAACGTATCCGGCTACGGAAGAGGCCATCGCGGGATTGGATTCGACGCTACACTCGAAGCCATCGATCTGGCGTATGGCGGGATCAGGGATCTAGGCTTCCAGGGTATCGAGTTGGGACGCATAGCGCCTATGCTGGCTCAGTCGGGCTTCCTCGAAAGGGCCGTAGGCGGGCGTGGAGGGCTCGACGATCCTCAAGCACTGGCTGATGCAATGGTCAACGCCATGACTACCATCAGGGATACGATGCGTGACGTTTCGCTCAGCCTGATGGAATCGGCTCAGACGATGATCCGTGCATCCAGCATGATACGAAGCACCGATCCGGCAGCAATGTCGGATGCATCGCGCCAGCTGGGGACCAGCGCGGCTCTGCTGAGCCAGCTTACAGGGCGCACGATCGAAGAAGCGTACACCGGATACATCGACCCCCTATTCCAGGCCATGACGCCCTACATGCCACAGGGGGTCGAGCCGGCAGGGGCGTTGGCTGCTGCGGCGGGGTTTGCAGAGATGGCAAACGGTATGGGGCGTGTCGGAATGTCATACGGCGCCGTAGGCGGCGCGGATTGGGCCCTGGCGCAGCAAGCGCAGGCCATCCAGTACTGGCTGACCCCGTTCGGCAGCCGCCAGATGGCCCGCATGCTGGACATGAATGAAGGCGGCTTCAGGGCGGGTACGTGGGACAGCAGTGTAGCGGGATTGCAATTCGGCGATGACGCTCTGGCCAGCTTCGACTCAGCGGGGGATCGCTGGGAGGCGGAATACTGGGCACGCCGAACCATGGCGACGACGCCTCAACTGCAGGCGGAAGCGTTGGCAGCGATGCATGGCCCGACCATTGCCAGGATCGATAAGGAAACAGACAGCTACGCCGGGCTGATCGGCGGGATCGCCGCGACATATGAAGTGTCGGATGCCGAAGCGATTGCCATGAGATCGGCTGCCGTGTCAGCGCGTTCGGTGGGGAGCAACGTAATCGGCATGCTCAACAACGAAGGCGCTCTGATGGAGCAGCGAGCCAATGCCATACGCTCCTCTACGGCAGCTTCGACGGCGGAGATGCGTCAGATAGGGCGCTGGATGTACGCACGCGGCGAAGACGCCTGGCTGGATTGGGGCGGGGTGGCATCGAGCTGGCGGCGGGGTGCTTCGGCTACGGAGCTGTCCGGCATGGCAGGCGCTTCGTCGGTAGTCAGCAGCCTGGCCACCTACGCCACCGATGATTCGGTAGACGATCCCGACAAGATGATCATGACACACTCCATGTTGACCAGCGAGATCTACAGACGCCTGCAGAATGCCGATCTGCTAGAAGAGTTCTGGAGAGAATACGGCGGCCCGGGCAGCATGGAAGACGCCATGGAGGCAGCGCGTAGCTTCATGCCGCTAAGCGGCGAGCCCGATTGGATGATGGGCTTCGCTGAATCTATTGCCACGGAATTATTCGTAGAATACAACCCGCAGCTTCACTTTCAAGCCCAAAACGCTCCTGACATCCATCCAAACGGTCTTATGGCGGATAATCAGTTTTATTACAATCTGCGGAACGCCCCTGTCGAACTCCGTGAGGGGCTCCTCAGCACGGCATTCCTCAAGGGCAATCAAGATATTTCCAACATCTTCGCCCGGCTTGATTCCATTTCACAGCGTGCTCTCGGACGGATGACGTCTTCCGACGCCGACTTGACCCTGCGCGGGCAGTACATGACGGGGTTAGCCGAGCTGGGGTGGGCGTCGGCGCTCCGCAATATCGATCGCACACAGGGCATGCAGGATTTCGTGACAGGCGCTACCGCTGAGAGAGCCGCCATGGATGAGGCTACCTATGCCACGATGTCGCTGGGCGAGATGTGGGGGCCGTCCGGGCCAACTCGCGAGTTCTACGAGCAGGGCAGCCCGCTGGAGAGGGCACACGCTCAACTCGTCCGCGAAATCGGTGGCGACGTATCCATCAAGCTTTACGAAGAGCGGGCCAGATTCCTGGAGGCTAACGCCGGAGCTGAGTCGTGGCAAATCGGCTCTCATATGCAGAATTACCTGGCTCAGGAGGCTTACGGGATGAGCTATTCCTCCATCACCGATCCCGTCCAGAGGCAAGCCATCAATGCCGTGATCTACAACTGGGACAGCGATGTCGGCACACGTAGCGAAACCAACATAGCGGCCGCCAGATCGGCAGCGGTGGAGGCGGCGGGGACGTACGAACAAGCCCTCACTGGAGCGCGTAGGATGTCGGCGTCGAGGCGTAGGAGCATCGATGAGGCTTATCGTACTTACGGCCTGACTACGCCTGAAGACGTGTCGAATTTCGAGGCTTACGCCATGTTGAGATACCAGCGAGAGACCGGGGTAATCGACGCTGAAGGCCAGGAACGTCTTGAAGAACTGGCGGTGGCGCTTCCCGATGACGCTCTCGAGCATTACCATCAGATCATGACGATGGCGGGTACGACCCGGCTCGAGCAGATCCAGAATATATCCGGGACGGCCCTGCTGAGGGCCGTGGGGCAGATAGCTGGGCGCTTTACCGAAGACGACCTGAAGGGGTTCGAGCACGCAGGGTTGTCCGGAAGATCCGCCGTAGAGCAGGCGTTGCTGGACTACGAGGCAGGCACCGGTGTCGGCAGCTACACGGGGAGCAACGAATTCCTCAGGGCGCTGAGTCGTGGCGAACTCACCAACGAACAACTGGACGAGCAATTCCGGTCGGGGATGGCTGCCGGAGCTGAGCCTGATTCTACCGGCCCGGGCGACAAGGTGACGGAGTTTTACGAGACTCACCCGATCGGCAGCCCGGAAGCACCCGTCCATCTAGCTCAGGAATCCATCTCCAGCCTCGCCACCGCGCTGGCTAACGTTATCGACGGGAACGTCCCGACTACAACGCCGGTCGATCCCGGAAGGCGGCAGGCCAAATGATTACTCCAGAAGTAGCGAGCGACATAGCCGCGCGTAGCGCCGTAAATCGCATCCCGCCAGGTTGCCGGAAGTCAGCCGGCACTTGCAATGCCGACTGGGCGGCTGCTGTGGAGGGGCTGTCGGGCGAGGCGCTGTTCAATGCGTACAACGCCGGCGATCAATGCACCTGGACTGAGTCGTACCACCCCGAAGGGGCCCTCTACGCAATGAGCATGAAGGAATTCGTGGAGAGCCTGGCTATCTGGAGCGGGGTGGACATGAGCAATCAGATCGTGGTAGAGGCTCTCAACGCTCTGCCTGACAGGGGGTACTTCACGCTGGGCGGCTCGGTGGCCGGCAGGGGCGGCGGGGCGCCGGCGGCGCTTGAAGTCGACGTGCTCGTCTCACCCTATCTGCTGCCCGACGTCAGCGCCGAAAGCTTCAAGATCGAGCCTGTCCTGCGTGCTGGATTCATGCCGGCGCTTCGCCCCGGCGATCTCGGAGGCATCGAGCTGCATCCCTCTCGATATGCCACCATGCGAGTGATGTCCATCGACGGAAAGGTGAAGTACGCCACTACCAACTTCATCCTCGACCACGTATCGAAGGACATCAGGGAAAACTTCTCCGTGAAACAGTCCTTCCACGGCACGCAGCTCGAGTTCAACAAGGAGCGCTACCGAATCTACACGTTCAACATGAGCTTGATCGACTCACGCAACTTCGATTGGGATCGTGCCTTCGAACTGTCATGGCAGCAGTACATGCGTGGGGCCGTCCTGGCTGCCAGGAAGTGGAGATGGTATCTCCTCGAGGGGGCCCGTCTCTACGGCGGCTACCCGCTGGCCTATTCTCATCGCAAGAGTGCTGCCGGCGAGCCCGTCACGGGGCTTGCCCTCCAGGTTTACATCACTGACGACATCCCGCTTCCAGAGATGAGGATGTATCCAGCCCCGGGCTTTTCGGCACGCAACGGCTACTACCGCTGGAAGGGCGACACGTTTGTCGAAGGCGCCGACGTCAACATGAATGCCATCAAGGATTACGAGCCTCAGGTCAAGCCATCGCACCCTGACGAGGTGGAGTACTCCGATGAGGGCGATGTCGGCTTCGGCGATCAGGGCGGCTATCTGTCGGGCGGCGGGGTGGGGACGACGTAAATGCAGACACGGACACAGGTAGCCACTTCCAAGCTCGTGCCGTATGCGTACATCGAGGGCGTGCTCTACCCCGTTCTGCAGGCTACGGCGTCATTCAGTGCCGGGGGCATTACTGCGTCTATCATCCATGCAGTCATCCCCTACGATCCCGATCTTTGGCCGCCTTACTGGGCGATAGACGAGGCTGACAAGCCTGTCTACAACTGGCGCAACGAAGAAGTCGAGCCGGTGTCGGGCCAGACTCACGACAACGGCCTGGAATACCGCTTCAACGTATCTCTGCATGGCGTCCAGGAAAACACGATGATCCACCTCTTCGTAGTGGACGTCACCACGGGGGAGGACTACTTCGTCGGCGAAGGCAAGGTGAAGGTCGTGCGGAAGAATCGGTCGATGGCCGGCTCTACCATCGAACTCGTAGCTGAAGGGGCGATGCGTGATCTTGTAGAGCTGCACACCTACCTCACCGATTACGCACGCTCGACAGGCACTACTACGGAGTGGAACGACATGCTGGGCACGGCCAGCGTGAGCTCGATCGTATCCTCGTTCAACAGCGACAGTCTGGCTACGGCTTTCACCAATCTGCTTGACCGCGCCGGGCTGAATACCGATTTCCACCATCATCTCCATTGGCGGATGAGAAGGCTGCGTCAGCGGCTGCACGCTCTGGACAACCCCAAGGCGATGGGCAGCTTCAACGCCTCCAGAATGAAGTCCGTGCTCGAGGATGCCATGGGGAAGGTGAAGGGCGACGCCCCTATCAGCACGGCTGTTCTGCAGGCCATGAATGCGTTTATGTATCAGTGCATCAACGTACCCTTCCCCAGCTTCATCAATGCCAGAATCGTCGCCGAAACCACGCCATCCGGGCCGCTGTCGAAGTCCGACATTGAGGTATGCAGGACCGAGATAGTCGAGAATGCCGCCGATATCGGCCTTAACGACGAAGACATGGCCAAGCTGCAGATGAACGAGGTGTGGTTCACCCCGAAGTTCTACCGCGCTCCACCCCCGCGCTGCAACGTGATCTTCCCACATCAGTACGACGGCTACACCAACACCTACGACTTCAAGGAAATGCCCACACGAGGCATCGTCCGCGTCACCGGCGAGGGCCGCCTTACAGACGTCACCGGATCGAACGCCCTGACTCTGCCGGAAGAGGTGAAGGAAGGCCTGGCGGGCAACAAGTACTACAGCTCGCCCGAAGAGCGCTTCCGTGGCATCCATATGTCGCCGTTCGGGGCGAATAAGCCGGAAGCCATCGAGGATATCGGGAAGGATTACGTCAGAGGCTTCCTGAATACGTCCTACGAAGACAGCAAGTACAACGGCGTAGCTCTGAGCGTCAATCTGACCGGCTTCAACCCCAAGGTAGTCCCCGGCCTGCCTATGCTGCTGCTGAGCGAAGACGGCGATCACGTCATCGGCGATCTCGGCGGGGTGAGGTTTACCTTCACGGCGGAAGGCGCTTCGACGACTTCGCTGATGATCAGCCGCGCCCACCCCTACAACGCCCCCACGTCGGAAGTGCCGATGATGCTCTGGTACGAGCAGACGATGTACCATCAGGAGAACATCGGCAGCTACATCTACCCCAAGATCCTGGGGCGGTATTTCGAGGGCGAGCTGGCCAGCCTGGGCGAAGGCGACGAGGAAGTGCAGGAAGACATGTCGATCCTCAAGCACATCTACTACGCCGAGGACCTGGACAAGGAAGCCGTGATAGCCGCCAAGCGAAGCCGCAAGGCCGTACAGATGGCCGTAGACGCGCTCTTCGAGATATGGAAGGCCGCTGCCGCCGGTACGGCTAACGTTACGCCGGAATGGCTCGGTAAGTATTACGGGAGGCGAGGGTGGATAGGGCGCAAGCATCTCTTCGAAGACTTCTACGGCGTGACGGAGCATTCATCCGACTGGTTCGTGATAGGCGGAGGCTACACCATGGCCACCAATTCCTGCACTACCGTATCCGAGGAAGGAGCCGAGGGAGGCGAGGTGGAAGTAGCCGAAGGCGAGCCGGCGTCTGAAAACGGCATCCCGGCTCTCGGCGAGCTGATCCCCCGCTCAGCCGAGCTGAGAGGGTGCTTCACGAAGGAGATTCAGGACATCATGGTCCCGCCGGCGCTGCGGGCGGCAGCGGGTATACTTGTGCCAGGAGCCCCCACGCGGGACGATCGCGCCTTGATCGAGAGAATGAGTGCGGCTGTCAACATCGAAGGATTTAGACAGGCTGAGGCTACACAGGAGGCTGAGGAGTAAGGAATGAGCAATATCGCCACCCCGAAACCGTCTCAGCCGATAGCGACGCCCACCGTCCCTCAGCCGCCCGCTCCCACCCCCGCCGAGCCGACTACGCGCAATGAGAAGCAGCTGGACCTGTGGCTGAAGTGGCAGCAATCCGGCGACAACGATTACATGGAGCAGTTGCTGGATTCGCTGCAGCCTATCATCAAGAGCAATCTCACGCAGTACTCCGCCTCGCCCATCCCCTACCCCGTGCTGCAGGCTCAGGCCAACATCTTCGTCCGCGACGCCATGAAGGATTACAACCCTACCAAGTCAGCCATCGGCACCTATGCCACCAATTCTCTGATGCAGATGAACAGATACGTCCAGAAGCATCAGAACGTGAAGTATCTGCCGGAATATCTCTCCTCCGAATACGGCCGCATCGACGATGCCGAACGCAGCCTCTACAGCAAGCTCAAGCGTGAGCCTACCGATGCCGAGCTGGCCAAGCACATGAAGATGCCCGAAGACCAGGTCGCCAGGATCAGGCTGGCTAAGTCGCCTGAGCGTCTGATGAGCATGGAATTCAGCCAGGATGACGTGTCGCCCTCCGAGAGGACGACCAGTGCGCATGAAGACGCTGCGGCTTATCTGCGAGCTTCCCTGAAGGGCAAGGAGCGCCAGGCGTGGGACATGATGAGCGCCGGCGAAGCCAACTCAGCCACCATAGCGAGCAAGCTCAACGTCCCCGTAGCACAGATCTACGCCTATCGCCGGCGGTGGTCGAACATGCTGCGGAGAAGCGGAATGCTCTAGCATGGCAGAGGTACGATGCGATCTTCCGCGTAATCAGAATGACATCCCGGGCAGCCAGGAGATACTGGACATGGTGGCCAGCGCTGCCGGCGACGTCTGTTTCTACGGATGCTTCGCCGCCGTACTGTATCAAGCCACCCTGCAGAAAAGCGTACGCCTGCAGGAAACCCGCGATCGGGTTCTGGACGCCACCCGCCGGACTATTCAGCAATTGCTGAAAGCCCCCGGCTATTACGGCGAGATCGGGGTTGAATTCCTGAATCAGCTGAACCGGCTGGTAGACGACATCTCCATCGGCGCGACAAGCGGCAAGCAGTGGAATCAGCTCAGCTTCCCCTCCGCCGCGTGGGCGTTTTTCAAGAGCTACATCGCCAGATACGCCCGCGAGATCGTGCTGGCGGCCGTGCAGAAGATGGACGACGAGATGATCGATCTCTTCGAGAAGCGTGCCAATCGATGCGCCCTGCTCGATCAGGAGATACAGCAGCTCATGGCGGAGCTGGAGGGCCTGTCGGGCTACGAATGGTGGGACGATCTCGTCAGAGCCATCCGTGAGGCGAAGCAGCGCCTGGGCCAGTCGTACAACGAGCTGAATCGCGTACAGATAGGCGTGGCGACGGGAAGCTTCGATCGCCGTCAGGGCGAAGCCGCTCAGGCTCACATGCTGGTGGCCTACTCGAGGCTTTCCGACGTAGACGATCTCGGCCGCCTGATAGGCTCTCTCGGCCAGGCAGCACTGAATGCCGTCGGAGGCGATCCCTTCGAATACGACTACTCCGGGCCCGAGCCGAAGAACGCGCTGCGAGACGCCCTGAAGCGCCTGAGGCTTGCAGGCGATCATATCAAGGCCATCCAGGAGCATTGGGGCTGCCTGTTGAGGATGTCCAACCGAATCGACCGCCTGAAGGCCGATATCGAAGCCGCCGCCAGGGTCGTCGATGCCTTGAATCGCGACGGCATCCAGATGGGCGTGTCGGTAGACGTACTCTTCGGCGACGCTACGGTGCAGAGTGTCATGGAGGGTATACTTAGGGTGACGGAAGAGATGGAGGCCGCCATAGCGCGGATGGACCGCGTAGGCGCCCCCGCTCTGGTGGCTTCGTGGAGGGGGCAGATCGCCGTGTGGATGCAGGGCCTGAATACGCTCAACGTGCTGCCCACTCTACCCGGCGCCAGCGGCCTTGGTCTCGGCGGGATGACGGAAGACAACGAAGGCGTCAACGAGCTGAAGTACATGCTGTATCCACACGATCCACGCGACGGCTATCAATCGCTTTCCGAGATGGACATCACTCTCGGAAGTCTGGTCGATCTCATGGAGAGATTCATACGCTCGACGGGCGATTTCGGAAGGTTGCTAGGCGACAGGGAAGCATGGCGCCAGAGAGTCGATCAGGTACGCTCAGGCTTGCGCGACGTGGTAGGACGCGATCGCAACGCCAAGAGGATGTGCCAGCATTACAACGGCAACGAGTCCGACGTATTCGACTGGATCTACGGAGCGATAGACGGCATGGGCTGGAGGGCGGCGCTGGAATTGCTCTCCCGGGGGCTTGTGATCGATTTGCTGAGCCTTTCCATCAGCGAGGCAGTCCAGGATCTTCCGACCCTGATGAGCTGCCTGAGCGGCCTGCAGGTGGCGTACAACGGCAATGCCGGGGTTAAGGCCCGCCTGGAGAAGGTGAGCCAGGAGCAGCAGGCGCAATCGCTGTTGGCGCTACGCAGCTCGGCTACGCTGCCGGCGTATCAGTTCGGGGTGTTGAGCATGATCAAGGACAAGCTCACCGCGATTGAGCAAGAGCTGGCTCAGATCGGAGAGATCTCGGAGGTGGCTTGCGGTGCATAGGCAGCGGCTGTATTTCATCGACGGGATTGCAAAGCTCGCCGCTACGGCAGATCAGCTACTAGCCAGCGTGAGGCCATTCCACACCCCCGTGCTTTCATCCTCCGCGACATTCTTACGCTTAGGAGCAGGGGCAAGTCTAATGATCTTATCAGAAGGATTATCAACAGGAGAGCTGGGTTAGGATAGGCGATGAACGACATTCCGGCAGTGAGCTACTACAGAGACGGCGAAGACACGGTCTGTCATCTCGATTTCGAGGAGCATCCCAGCTTGAGCAAGAGCGGCTTGGATCTGCTGCTGCAGAACGTCATCCTCTGCCTGATGTCCACCCCCGGCCATGACGTGATCGAGCCTAACCTCGGCGGCGGCTTCAGGGAGACGTTCAAGCCGCAGGAATTTGCCCAGGCTTACGACAGCCTGCGGACTAATCTCCCCATCGCGGTGCAGGCTGTAGAGGGGCAGATCAAGGCCATGCAGATGGGCAAGATCAGGCCGCCGATCGAAACGCTGAAATCGCTCAAGCTGGACCCTGACAACGGCATCATCCCTCTTGAAAACGGCGGCTTTATCATCAACATCAGGGTCGAGTCCATGGCCGGCGAAGTGGCTGTCGCCGGAGTGCCCCTCGTAGGGAGGGAGGCGTAATGCTGAGGCAGGCTTTCAACGTAGTGCTGAAGTTCCTCAAGGAACACTTCCCCAATCTCGATACCTCGACCGGCGTCATGCGCGACGTCTTCGCCAAGGCATTCGCCATCCTGTACTATCAGGAGATATCAGCCATCAACAAGATGCTTGGCGAGATGGATATCCGCAATTACGCCACCATGCCGGAAGAGGCTCTCGACAGGATCGGCAGGATGTTCCTGCTCGAGCGCAAGCAGGGTGGAGTGGCTTCTACCGTGGTGAGGATCTACATGCCGATCCCTACTTCGGTGATGGTGCCGGCGGGATGGCTGTTCACCACGTCTGACGGGTTGAAGTTCGTGGCCATCCGCGACGTGTCGATCAGCTCGTCTCAGATGGCTCATTCCATGGTAGGCGATCAGTACTGCTTCGACGTACCCGTCGAGGCTGTCGCCCCCGGCACGCGCTACAACGTCGAGGCGGGTGCCATCAGCTCCAGCGTCTCCGCCTTCCCCTTCAGGATCAGCCATATGACCAACCTGCAGGCTTGCAGCAATGGCGTCGACAGGGAAGACAACACGGAGTTTTACGAGCGGATCGTGCGATCGGTCAATACACGCGATCTCCTCATCACCGACATGAGCATCGCTACGGTATTGATGGCCGCCTTCCCCAGCCTGAGAAGCGTGGAAGTGGTAGGCGCCGGCGAAGAGCGCATGACACGCGACATCGTCTACGGAGCGGTATCGGCTAAGGGATTCAACCCCTACTCCAGGGTGGACTTCTGGGGCAAGAAGCGTGGCGTGACCAGATTCAACGCCAGTATCGCACGGAAGGGCAGCCTGCCCACCCCTGCAGTGCCTCAGCCCGGCGACAGCACCATGCTCGGGCTGGAGGAATGCTCACAGGCTGACTACGAAGACCTGTACGCCTACGATCTCGACTACATGCATCATCGCGGCGGGCTGATATTCGGAGATGGATTCGAGCCGCCGGCGGATAATCTCTACAGATCGATCGAGCGTGTCAGGGATATCGAAAACTGGATAGCCTCCGACAGTGGCTATCCGTACGGCACGCGCAAGCTGGGCACGAGTGTCACCATCTATCAGGGGATGCTCGTGCTGGGCGCTACGGCTGTCGATATTACCACCACGCCGATTGCGTGACGTGAGGAGGAGAAATGGCCGACGTCGTCCTTACCAGTAGCGGAATAGTGCCAGGGGCCAGCCCGGACGATATCCTCCCCGAACTCACTCCGGCGGATTTTGCCTACACCGCTCCGGGCATCATCAGGCGTCTCCCGGCGCCGCTGGGCGATGGCCATGATTTCGACGATACGGTACTCAGCGGGCAATTCATGACGTCTGACGATCGCAACGATCCCGGCCTGCTCTTCATCACCGCCTACCGGCAGGGCCCCACTCAGGATCCGGAGGCGACTTTCAAGTTCTACGACGGGTATGGAATCGCCGTCATGCCCCTCAATGGCCAGTCAGCCGCCGACGGCCGCCACAACATCTTCGTCGTGCGCAATTCCACCGCCGTGCGTGAAGTGGTACTCGATCGCGTGATCCATACCGGCTGGGGCGATGCCGCCTATCTGGCCAGCGTAAGCAAGCCGCTCGATCCCGACACGTGGTATTCGTTCAAGCTCAAGTTTCGCCCTGACGGTGGGTTGGATTTCTACCTGACGGAGCGTGGCGTGCCCTTCCAGGTCGAGCCTACCCTGTCGTGGGGCGCTTACCGGCATGGCATGACCAATGCCACCTACTACGGAATAGCCACCAGCTACAGCGACGGCCATCAGTGGAGCCTGGAGGACTTCTACATCTCGTACTACACTAACCGGCATCCAATCGCCTACTTCGAGATGGATGCCGCAAGCTTCCCCGATGGCTGCTACGCCTCCGCACGGGCGTATGCCACCGGCTGGGATGATGCGAATAACGACCGTGAAGCGCCCGGCATCAAGATGCTGGGCTACAACTACGCCACCGCGTCGTGGGACTTGCTGGACTATCATCGCAACAAGCCAGGCACTTCCGGCGGGATGCTGCTCGCCAGCAGCAAGCTCCCCGTGTCCACCTACCGCTCGCCGGCCGACAAGCGGATCAGAATCGCTCTGATAGGCGAATTCCCCTCCAATCTCGAGCAGCAGGCGGAGTCGAATCTCTTCGTGGATACGATCCATCTCGAGAACTGGAATACCGATTACGTCCACGTAGGCGGCAAGGCCGACATCTATCTCAGGGATTCGTCTCAGCTTGCCCAGCACACCATGGATCTCTACAACGTCGATGCTCAGGAATGGCTCGTACCGGACAACACGCATATCGCCACCGGGCTGGTAAGGCCCGTGATGTGGGTCACCAGCATAGAGCTGATCGACGCACAGGGACATGGCACGGGGGTATTCCTGACGGAGGATACGGATTACTCGTTCGATGCCGCGCCATACCCCTCGCTGAGGTATTCGGCACGCGAGCGCTGCCGGCTGTTGTTCGAGCCCGGCGTGGTAGGCTCCAACGTGAGGATCACGTTCCTCACCTACAACGCGATCGAAACCGTACAGACCTACATCGACAACCCCTCACGGCGTAATTCGACGGACGACTACCTCGCCAGGGCGTGCAATCCGTGGAGGATATCCTCACTCGTCCTGGACTATCGAGGCAGCCTTTCTCGTACGGAGATCAGGCAGCTGGTCGTCGACTACGTCCTTGGCATGGCCGGCGGCACGCTTAGCTGGGACGAGTTGGAAGACTACCTCAACAAGCAGGAAAACGTTACCGATGTCGACGTGGTGAGCTGGCAAGTCGACGAATACGCCGACAACGGCGACGTGACGACGCATAGCGACGACGTGGCTCTACCTGGGAGCGGTGGTCGTCGTAGAGCTATTACCATGACCGATGAGGCGCATCAGATGTGGGCCATCCTCCCCACTGACGTCTCATTCACGGCGGGAAGCGACTGATGGCCGAGCAGCCCGGATACGCCGAGATTATCGACAACGGCAAGAACTACGAAGCCCATTCACACAAGCTGAACTGTCAGTCGTACAGATTTATCTGGGACAGGATCAGGGACTGCTACGAGGGCTACCTGAACAAGTGTCACTTCAATGCCGCTCATATGGCCTGGGAATTCCTCGCCAGCGTGATGAACGCCTACCGCACCATGCGTCAGCACGAGGCGACGCTGTTTGCAGATGGCTACGTCAAGCCGATCATCCCCGCCATGCCGGTCGAGCTGGCATTCGTAGACACCATGCCTGACGAGAGTGCCCGGGAAGAGGGTGTGGAATACTGCCTGCGCGATCCTGACGATCCGACGGGGCATACCTTCTTCGCTCCCGAGCGCTTCAGGATGATCTACTCCCTGACCGACTTCATCAACAGCCCTACGGTCTATCTCTACGCTGACAATCACTACGCCTTCTATGCCTACAACCGCTCAGGCAGACAGGGGCGGATCGTTTTCAGCGCGGATACGGTGTGGGCTTCCTCGATGTGGGCGCTGCTCTATTCGGAGAAGCGTGTGGAGGAGATCATCGGCCGCTTCGGCCCGCTGGTGGAGTACTTCGACCTCACCCATGACGAGCAGGATACGATAGATCGCATCTACGGGCTGATGCGTGTGCAGCAGGGCGGGCCTGTGGCCAATCTGCTCGAGCTGGGCATCTCCATCATCAACGACTGGCCGTTCACTACGGAGCGCTGCACCGTAATCGACATAGCCGACGACAATAGCTGGCTGATCGTCGATCCCATGCTCGAAGGCCGCCGGCCGTATCAGATCGACAACACCACCGGGCTGGCATTCAAGGTGAGGAATGACGACTGGACGTGGAGCGACGTAGGTGTACGCACCGTTTTGGAGCCGTGGCGAGCGCTGACACGTGCGGCTGAGGTACACGATCTGGTGTCGCTGCCTGATCTATGCAGGCATTTCAGCGTTTCGGCACTGGCTTCGCACCACACGATGGTTGTGGAGATGGATGGCAACCTACAATCCTGCGAACCGGCCCGTATGGCCTACTACAACGCCATGGGGCCGATGACGCCGGGAGCTACCATCACGGGAGCGGCATCGGGGGCGACGGCGGAAGTCGTCGACGAAGAGTACGATCCAGACACCGCCACGGGCACGCTTCAACTCGACAACGTGTTGCGTAATTTCTACTACGACGAGATTATCGACAACGGCCTGGGTGTCACGGCCAAGGCTGCCGGCCCGGCTACGCAGCGGTATGACGTCGTCGACCCCACCCCGCTGATACTTCGCAACAAGAAGAGCACAGCGCTGTACCTGATAGTTTACCACCTCAGAAGCATTTGGACACCCCAAATCGAAGGAGTGATGACCTCAATGGGAGCGGACGTGCCGGCTCGTCCTGAAACCGACATAGCGACAAGTGCGTTCGATTTCCCGGCAACGCCGGAAGTCGAAATGGCGACGGGGGCCTTCGCCAGGCCTGGGACACCTGAAATGGAAGCCCCGTATACTACCCTGTATGGAAGCGACCTGGACACGCCTGGCGTACCGGCGATGGCTACTGACTACAATTAACTAACCGGGGAGGTAGGATGACATGGGTTCGATAATCAATGCGAAGAGAAATACCGGCGAGCTTTACAACCATTTCAAGTGCGAGACTGGTGAAGGCAATCTCGCCTTCAGCGGCTGGGGCGTGCGCGACAGGGCGGGTAGCCCGGGGCTTAAGGGTAATTCGTTTCTCTGCAAGGCCAACACACTCGCACCCGGCGCTACGATCAAGTATCTGAGATTCAGGCTGGCAGCTACGAGCACTACGCCGGACTCTGATCACATCACACTGGGGATTTACCGCAGGGCAATCGATGACGGCAAGATGGTGGGCAACTACTTAGGCTACTCTGATCCCATCACTATCGATAAGGCCCTGCTCGTAAAGAACGGCTACACGAACGGCTTCGAAGCAGACGTCGACTACTGCATCGAGCTACCCGAGAAGATCTACCTCCAGCCGACCACGACGGAGAAATACTACATAGCCTTCCACCCACACGGTCTCAAGCTCGACTACGACACCGACGGCACGGAAGACGGATGCAGCTATGGCAATCCGCCTGCGGAGCTTGTCGGGCTGAGGCAGATCGACCCCGCCCGGCTTGCCGACTGCAATTACGCCATCTCATTCGAGGTCTTCTCCGAGCCTGACGAGTGGGTCAGGCTTCTCGAAGGCGGCTCCGTCGAGATAGAAAATGCCGCCTGGCAGGATTCGGCATACTGCACCACGGGCGGGCCTACCGGGTGGACTGACGAGGAGCATATCTACGACGGCCTGGGCGATGCCGTGTCGGTGTCGAATGGCGATTACATCGACATCGACCTCGGTGCCGGGCATTCGTCGATGCTGCCAGAGGGATGGGATCCGCAATCGGAGCACGCCAAGCAGTACTTCCCCGACTACACCGTGTACGGAGTGAGGGCGTTGACCAGGATCGTCATCGCCGGTGAAATCGTCACGGGCAGCGCGATTACCGTCTCGATACACGATCATGATTTCGCAACGCCGCCTTCGGTGGGATGGCAGCCGATAGCATCCTTCAGCGCGGTGGGCGTTCTCGACGAGACCATCAGCGTGCCTCAGATCGCCCGCTGGGTCAGGATAACCGAAACCGGCGCCGGAGGCACCAAGATCAACGACTTCAACGTGCATCAGATCGCCTATCGCGTCACCGACGGCCGCTTCTACTCCGACATGGCCAATAGCCCACACCCCAACTGGGTGGGCAACTACCCCGGTACAGACAGGATGTATCGCGTGGTGGCCGGCAATATGGCTGGTGGGGAGAGCAAGCCCAGCAAGCCCATCACCAACAGGATGAATCTGGACTGAGTGCGGTGGGTGGAGGAGAGCGGTAGTAAGTAGATGAAGAAGTTCTTCGTCAGAAACGGCTTGATCGGCACTATTGCCGATGACGTCATGGGAGTTCAGGACGCCTTGGCGGAAAACGTCATGAACAGGATGACCGCCATGATAGCCCGCCCTGGCTTCAAGTGCCGTACTGACGACGACTTCACAGTGTCAATCAGGGTAGTTCCCCCCGCCCCGAGCAACCGCTACGAGATCACCTGCGCCAACGTCGGCGTGATGGTGTTTCCCGATTACACGGTAATCGACGGCAAGGGGGCTACCCTGGCTGGCGTCGTAGCGATCGATCCTGGCGAAACGGTGTTCGTCCAGATCCGTAAGACGGCCACGTACGACAAGCCGGGACGCTTCGTACCCGGCCATCCAGTCGATCCCGCCACGGGGGCGCCGCCGGTCTCAGGCGATAACGTGATAGCCAGGTACGGCGCTGAGCTGCTGCTCACGAAGGCGCTCGCTACGAAGCCCGACAAGGAGACGCTCACTCTCGGCAAGTACACGCTGGTAGACGGCAAGCCGGTCTTCAGCGACATGCGTGGTGAATACGGTCTTCAGCTGGTAATGACGGGCTACGACAGGCCCTACACCGCTCAGCCGTCAGGGCTTGAGGTGAAGTCAGTCACTCAAGTCGACCTGCTGAAGACGCGGATGGCGCTCTACCCCGGCGATAACGTCAACGTCACGTCGCCGGCGTCGAATCAAGCCTCCAACCGCCTGTACTGGGAAATCCGCTGGAATCGCGCCAGAGATGCATCGTACTACGAATTGCGGCTCACCCCTATCACGAATCGTGGCGTCAGGATGTATCCGATGTACCACGTCGTGCCTGACGACGTGCCCGGGACTAAGGCGTCTACCTTGATCGAAGTGTGCGAAGCCATGAAATACGAGATCGGCGTGCGTGCCGTAGAGAATACACCCTTGCGATCGAAAGGCCCTGAGATAACCCTCGAGGCTGTCGCCGGGATGGATATCGCTACGCTGCCGATGCCGCCGCCTACGGTTTCCTTTGGATACCTGCAGGGTTCATACCCCAACGTCGTCGAAATCACGACTTCGATGTCCCAACAGGTCAAGCCGCCCAATGCCATCCAGATTTTCAGAGTAGAGGGCGTGCCGCCGGTGGGGATTTCCATCACGGAGCCCATGGGGGTACTGATCCACGACGGCCCTGATGGCACGTTTCGCTACGTCATTCCACAGGGAATGCAATGCTGGTTCATCGTGAGAGCGCGAGGGCCGGCGGGAGCCGTATCGAGCTGCGTCATGTCGGAGACGGCGTTCGTAGGATCGTCGGGCGGCTCCTCGATGGAAGCGGCGGGGCCGGAGGAGATAACGATCGATCTGCCGATCTCTCAGGAATGCCGTTATGATGACAACAATCTCGACTGCACCGGAGGCATCCAGTTGCTCCGCTTCCGCAATCCGATCTCAGCCGGCAACCGCCGCTACGTCATCAGGCGGCTGGAGTTTCATCCGGCAGGATCGAGCCATCCGGTGTCTAAGATTCAGAACGACCGGCTGGATCTGATCGTAGGATCGGCAATCGATGCCGAAACCAGGCTTGTATTCAGCAAGGAAGACTTCCCCTCCGACTGGAATCCGTGGTCAGCCGCACCCAACGCCGATAAATACCATTGCTCCAGGCTGAGAAAGTCGGCGGAATGGCCGGTCAACTACGACGCTCCGGCGGAGTTTGGCGTGTTCTTGAAGTACACGGAAGGGACAGGAGGCAACGCCTCTCTCTGGGACCTGGTTTTGGCCGGCAATCTGAGGATCGTGTTGGCCAAGGAGCTGCAGCATGCACCGGTACTTAGCTGAGTCGGGCCTTCAAGTCGCGCTGGAAGAGCTGTATGCCGATCTGCAGGACGTGCTCGACCATAACCTCGAGGATTACCTCAAGGCCATCATACAGACGCCCGGGTTGAGAATAGCCGATGGCGACGAATTCCTCGTGTGGGCCGAAAACGGCCAGTTTGTAATCAGGCTCGGCTCGGTAGTCTTTGACGACTACACGCTCTTCGTCCCGCCTACTTCGCAGACACGCCTTGCAGTCGATATCCCTTCCAGCCTGATATCACCCACACAGAATCGCGATCTGGCGGCGTATCTGAAGTCGGTGACAGCCTATTCACACCCCTACCACGTAGCGGGTGCCAGCCATGGCGTGTACGCCATAGGCCATTCCGCCGTCCAGCTGGTGATACAGAGCGCCACTACGCCGCCGCCACGCCATTCCATACGGCTGGCCGACATCAAGGTGCTGGATGCCGGCTTCCAGATAACGGATCGCCGGCTGTCCAGTCAGTTGACGATGATAGGCGACTACGCTTCATCCATCTGGGATCCTCAGAGCAGCATAGCGCCTCAGCCGGCCAATCTGACGGTGGCGTACAAGAGGCTCTACGATCATCGGCAGACTCAGCTCGAAGGCGGCGCCGGCCGTGCGCCTGTCGACAAGCACTCCATCTTCACCAACGTGAGAGAGCATTACGTGCTCGAAGTGTCGTGGAGCGTGCCGCCTCAGGTAGAGGTGAACGCCCTGCATGGCCTGATCTACTACAAGGTACTGGCGATGCCTACCTGTGAGCATGGCGAGCACAAGATATCGATCCAGACCATCGTGCCTAACCTGCCTGAAGCGGGTGAGCGATGCGGCTGCCTGATCCCCGTCACCGCCGGCTGCGAGTACGACGTCGAAGTGTATCGGGTGAGCAACAAGTTTCACCACCGGATTTCCGCTCCAGCCGTCCTGGCTACGCCGATCCGCGTGCCCAGTCCGCCGAATTGCGTAGGCGCGTGCCCGATCTTGAATCTCACCTCGTCAATGGCTTACGCCACACGCGATCTGATAAGGATCAAGATCCCGGCGGAATACAGCCGCGACAGGATTGTCAGGCTGTTCGCCAGGGAGTACGTAGGGACGCCGTGGCTTGCAGCCGACTTGATGGATGAAAAGTACGTCGCCTGCGAGGGCCCGATCGACGACATCCTGTATATGGTACAGAATCAGGCTAACGACGGAGTGACGTTCTACGCTCAGATCATCGCGTCGGGCAATGACGTAGCGAATGACACCCAGCTTCTGGATCATCCGTTCGATAAAAGCGGTGCGGATTGGGACTTCATGACCGTAGTCTACGCCCCTGAGTATAAGGGGGCAGGCTCGCCGGCCGGCCTCGGCGTGTGGCCGCCTGAACTGCCGGCGCGATACCTGCTCAATCAGTTCGACCTCGGCGCTCCGGCGCGGCTCGTGTACGCCTCCACCGGCTTCGTACAGGGCTCGCTTCACGACTCCGACAAGTGGCGCCCCCTCGATCCTGCGGGGGCCACTGACCATACGGCCACTATCGTAGTCAAGGGGGCTGGAGGCGGCTCGGCCTACACCTGGGAAACGGATGGCTACGGAGCCAGCTCGCGGGCGTTTACCGATCAGATAACGCTCAACGAAGACGTGCAGGTGCTGATCCAGCGTGGGCCGGGGGATTACAAAATCAATCCGTCAGGGCTTTACGTCGTCCTGTATTTCAAGTACGAAGGGTAGCGGTAGACGGTGAACGATCGACTTCGATACGTCGACAGGATGGAAATGTCGCTGGGCGAGGCTTTCGGTGCCATTCAGGCGCTACACGGCGGTAGCATCCTCAAAGCCACCAGGATCGTTACGGAAAGCGCCGGCTTCCTCCCCGACAGCTTCGCTCCAGCGGCTATAGAGAGCAGTATCGAGCAGGAGGGCGTCTTCTACATCACCTTCCTCGCCGGGCCGGCGATCTTCCCCAGCGGCGAGATGTATTCCGGCAACTGGTTCAGGACCAAGATCGCCGTGCAGAAGCAGGTAGGCTATCAGTACGTGACGCTGCAGCACGTCCCTCTGCGGCGTACGATGCAGCAGATCGCCCCCGGCTCGCCTCCGGAAGCGCAATATGCCGAACGGCTCGATGGAGCGCGGCTCAGCCTGTCGCCGGTGCTGGCGGCTCCTGAAGACGGCTCACAACTGCTCGTAGCGCGGATCAGATACGAGCCCGGCATGAATGCCCCTGAAGTGGAAGACGTCAGGGATATCTGGAGATTCTTCTGGACGCCTTCCGAAATCATCGATCCTACGGAAGTAATAGACGACATACTGCAGAACGAGACGTTCGTCTACACCTGCGGCATGAGGTGTAATTTGCAAGCCACCGTGCCGTTCAGAATCTTCAACGACGAAGAGCATCTGCTGTACCTGCTGAGCTTCCGCCAGAGCTCGATAGCTCACGCCTACAACGCCAGGATACTCTTCGGCGACTACGTCCTGAATGGCTGGGAAGCACGGCCGTTCAAGCTCGATCGCGGCTCCACCCCCGCACGCGAGCTGACTGCAATCCACGTCCCGACTGGCATAAAGGCCCGATTCGGCATCCGCAAGATGGACATGTACCGCGAAATCCATACGGCATGGGGCGGGATAAAGACGGATTGGGTGCCCGGCGACGTCAACGTCGAACCACACTTGGATATCGACAAGAGGAGTTCGAGTTATCACACCCTCGGCAGCTACAAGCTGATCTCTCAGCGTAGCTTGCCACACGGCTTCGCCAAGCTGTGGATCAGAGACGAAGCCGTCGGGCCGGAAGTGCTGTCCAAGCCGTGCGACGTCGAGGCTCCGATCGTGAAAGATGCTGAATCGTACTCGATCGTGCCCATCAACCCGGCACGTGGGGTGGTCAACCTTACGTGCAAATACGTGGGCCCGGACATGGTCGTGCGCGGTGGCGCCACGGAAAGCATATCGATCGGCCCCGCCGCCGAGCTGCCGTCTCGCCCCATCATCATCAACATCTGCGGCGATTTGGGCGCGTTGTGGAGAAACGATAACGCCGGCGGGCCGGCTACGGATGATGGAGACGGGGACGGTATGGGGGCGGATTGGTGGAAGAAGGGCGGGCGGATCTGGTTCCACGGCCTTGCCACGAATCCCAACACCCCGCCCACGCTGATCTTCAGGACGCCCGGCCCGGCTGACGGACGCACCATGACCATCAAGCGTGCCGTATTCGTGAATTACCAGAACAGCGGATACGCCGGCGCAGCCGACGTCACGGGCGAGCTGTTCATCCGCGTGAAGGGCGACAGCAGTTCGGCAGTAAAGCTCATCGACGTAGGCTCCAACGGCAGCGCCGCCTTCCCCTCGACTGACGTTTTCATGGAAGACGCCAACGTCAACATCAGCGTCACGCCCGACACTGAATACGAGCTATGCGTCCAGATCGACAATTCGTCTGCGTATCCGCACATGCAGGTTCGCGGCTATCTGACGCTGTATCTGCAGGAGGAGCACCATGAGTAAGCGAATAGCGCTCTGGCTTGCCGTAGCCGTACTGGTGCTTGCCATCGCCGTAGCCGTCACCTCCAGATGCGACAAGCTGCCTCGCGGGTCGTTTCTGCACAATCTCTTTCATATCGTGACACCCGTGCCCAATCCTCAAATCCCAGGCTCGGGCAAGCCGGAAGTCGTTCAGGTGCCGGAGCCGAAGCCGCCCTTCACCGTCGGAGAGGTTTCCGCCGGGCATGGCGAGACGGTGATCTACGTACCCACGACGGATAGCCTGACTTATCAGCTCATCAAGATCCCCACGACGGGTTCGGGCAAGATCAGGGTCTACGTTGACCCGCAAACCGGCCAGCTGGTAATCGACAGGGATCGTATCGGGGTGGATCTGGCCATTGTCGCCGGGCCGTCCATCCATGGCATCTCCGGCGGGTTGGAGACGTTTTTCGTCAACGACTTCCTCGGCGTGGCCAACGTACACGCACTGACGCCGGCGGCTGAGGTATCGCTTTGGAATGAAGATCGCGGCGACGTCTACGTCGGAGTGGGCGGCAGCATCGAGATTTGCCCGCGCCATACCCCGATCAGGCTTCAAGGAGCTTACGAGTGGAACGTAGAAGATCTATCCATTTCGCGGATCACCGTTGGGCTAAACGTGCCACTTCTATTCTGAGGTATACTTAGGGAAGGAGGTGGTAGGGGTGCAACTACAGGGCGTGATGATCGAGCTCGATCCCGTGCGCTTGAAGCATGGCGAGGCGGGCGACCTGGCCATCACCGTCCGTACGCTGGACGGGCTGGCGGTCAATCTCACAGGTTATTCCAAGCTGGAGCTTCGCTTCACCAATTACCCGCAGCGCACCTCCTCCGTCGTCCTGCAGTGCGATTCCGGCGAAGACGATGCGGTGAACGGCATATGTGCCTGTGTGATCGAGGAGGATACCTTCCGCGACATGCTCGGCACGCTCGAGGTGGAGCTGATCCTCGAGTTGAGCGAAAGCCGGCTTGGATACGACAATAAGGTCGCGGCATTCAACGAAAAGGCCACGCTGACCGGTGAGGATAGCGGAGCGATGGCTGGTATCGTAGACGACGTGCCTTCCGACGCCTCGAGGGGCTATCTTGTCGTAGAGGACGTGGTGGGCGATTTCGAGGAGGGTGAAGTCATCGAGGATGACGGCGATCCTCCGGGCGCGGCAGCGGTTGCCGCACCACCGGGCGACACGCTGATAACCAGACTGAAGAGCCGGACGGCTTACTTCATGATCGATCGGGCAATAAACGATCTGGCCCCCTAGGAGGAAAAGATGATCAACTCGCTGGTGCTTGACCACTACGACATGCTGCAGGCAGGGCAGCTTGATCGTAACGCCCTGGAAAAGACGGCCAGATCCCTGGGGGGCTCGCTGATGAGTTCGTCAGAGCTGGATCAGCAGACTGACGACGCCTTCGGACTCATCCTCGTCGCTTCAGCCAACAGGATCAGGAGATACCCCATGACGTCGCCTGCCGAGACGATCATGTCGAAGGTCTCTTTCTACCTGAATGGCTCGGCGCTGCCTAAGGAAGCTCAGGTCATCATGAATCATCGCCTCGAGGCGGCTCACGAGAGATTCGGCCTGCGGCCGGACGGCATACTGGTGAAGAAGGCCTCCACACGCGGCTTCATCCCCTCCAACGTGTGCGTCGTCAAGGAAAACCAGGAAGCCAGGATGCGCTACGCCGGGCTGGTCAAGCAGGCTTACGCCACCACGATGGAGAAATACGCCATCAACACTTCGCTCAACGGCCAGCCGCTGCAGAAGTACCCCATCGTCAACGAAGCCCAGGTAAGGCTGCGGATCGACAACTTCGAAGGGCTGAGACACAAGATGGCGGCGAAGTACGCCTTCGAATACGCCGAAAACGTGGCTCAGCGAGCTCAGGAGATGGGCATACCCATCCCGGAGCAATCCTCGATACATGGCTACCTCGCCAAGAACGCCTCGCTGAATCCCTACGCCCAGCAGTGGATCTCCAGCAGAGCCGTGATGGCGCCTACCCCCGCCCGCGTGGCCTACGTGGCGCTGATGACCAAGATCGGACAGGCCAGTCCACGCGATCTCGCCGTAGGCGTCGACGCCATCGATCGCCAGTACGAGCTGCATCACTACTACGGCCTGCACTTCCCCAATGCCGTAGAAAGCGTGATCTCCATAAAGAAGACGGCAGCGGCGTTCAACATCGGCACGCTGTCGATCAATACCGACGACATCACCCGGCTGATCGACAAGCAGAGGCCGCTGCTCGAAGCCTTCCTCGACGAGGAGACCATCGACAGGATGCGGAAGGACCCGGAGACGGTGGTGAAGGCGCTGCCGGCGCCTCATAAGCAGATGCTGCTCGACGTCTTGAACAATACGGCCAACTGACGTGACGTGCTTGAGGCTAACGCCGGAGCGGAACGGTAGTGCATGAAGCTCGTTGAGATGCTGCAAAACCCGCTGATCCCGCCCATCCAGCTGGCCAAGGCCGTTACGAAGACCTTTGGCGAGCGGTGGATGGGATGGGATCCCGAAGTGCTGGACAACGAGCTGCATGACGAGCTCAATCTCCACGACAGGCCGCGTGAAAATCTGGACAAGCTGCAGGCGATGCGCTTCATCAAGATATCGAACAGCCCGTGGACCAACTGGCACGTGTTTTCGCAATCCGCCCTGGCGTTGAACGGCGTGCCGATCAACGTCAACATGGCCGCCATGCTGTCTCCAGCCCATATCGCCTACGCCGTCGACGTAATGCAGCGCGTCGCTCCGAAGCGTGAGTTTTCCCAAGAGGTGATATGGCTGATGGCGGCGATGCTCTTCGCCCAGGGCTACGTCAGGATGCCGGAAAGCGGCGAAGGCATGGAATCCGACATGGGCGATCTTGTAAATCACGCGCTATCCGTGTTATGTAAGCGTAATGGAGGCGACGACGTTCTTGACGATGCCGAGGAGATTGAGGAGGCCGAGATGCGTGCCGCAACCATCGATACCTATCTCAAGGCAAAGCACGATGCCGAGCGAAGAATAGAGCGGGGTGAAGATGGCGATATCGCCTAGCAATTCCAGCCATGCGGTTGCAGGGGGACGCGCTGAATCCATCGCATCAGCCCCCAATCCATTCTGCACCCTCTCCTCAAGGTACTACCCCAACGATATCAAGCAGGCTTTCAGGACAGCCTGGATGATCTACAAGACCAACGGTGCCGTGCGGCGTGCCATGTATAAGATGGCCGAATACCCCATCACGGATCTCATCTACGACGTCGAAGGCGAAGAGGCCGGCGACGATCTCTCGATCGACCGCAGCCTGTTCAAGTCGCCGAAGGAGATTCAGGACACCTACCAGGAGATTTTCGAGCAGATACTGAACATCCACGACGCGATGATCGGGCTCAATCTGGACTACATTCTCTACGGCAACGCCATCCCACATCTCGTCACGCCGTGGAGGCGCAATCTCAGATGCAGCGCATGCGCCAAGCTGTGGGAGCAGCGCAAGGCGCGGCGTGGGACGATGAACGAGGAGCAGATTCAGAACGACGAGCTGGATGCTCTCCTGCAGTCGCCGGACGACGTGACCAACCTGGTGTGGGACGGCAAGACGTTCAAGGGCGATTGCCCCAAGTGTGGCGGCAGACAGGTAGAGATGTCGGGGCAGGACGTACCGTCGGATCGCTACGAAGACCTGCGTCTGATCCAGATGAACATTTTTCAAGTCGACATCGAGTCGGTAGAGCTGTCGGGGTACAACTACTACACCTACACCCCCTCCAAGAAGACTCGCGAGAAGATCCGCAAGCAGGATCGCCTGACGCTGGATCATACACCCATCAAGGTGCTCAAGGCCTGCAGTACCAATCAGGCCATCGAGCTCAATCCATCTGACATCTTCCACTTCAAGGCCCCTTCACCGTCGCGTGAAGCAGGTGCGGAATGGGGCTTTCCCATCATCATCTCCTGCCTGCAGACCATCTACTTCATGGCCATGCTCTATCGCGGGATGGAGTCCGCAGCCTTTGCCCAGATCAACCCCGCCCCCGTGATATCACCCGAACTACCGCCTACCATGCTGGGTGTCAGCATGGATTACGCGATAATCCGCAATCAGCTGATGACGGCTTACGAGGAATCCGTAATGGACCCCGGCGGGGCGATGATTTCACCCTTCCCTACCCGGGTCAGCTACCTCAATTCCGCCGCCGGGCGCAGCTTTATGGCTCTGCCCGAGATGCAGTCCACTCGTGAAGACCTGTATATGATCATCGGGCTGCCCTACGGCGTGTTCAGCGGCAACACCAACTTCGCCGGCAATTCCATCAGCATGAGGGTGCTGGAAAACGGCTTCCTGGTACAGCGCAAGCTGATGCAGCGCCTGGTCGACTTCCTGAATACCAGAGTCAGGGCATTCTTCGGCCTGCCTAAGTGCAAGATCACCCTGGCATCGTTCAAGATGCTCGACGACGTGATGCAGCGTCAGTGGGATCTGCAGGCGGCGGGTGCGAAGCTGATTTCTCAGAAGACGATGCTCGAGCGTGCGGGAATGGATGCCGAACTCGAGATGAAGGCTCTGGCTGACGAAGCCAGGACGATGGCCAATCTCACCGCCGAGTTGAATGAGATCCAGCAGGCCAGCATGGCCCGCTCGAATGCCGACATGCAGGCGGCGGCTTCCGCTACAGCCGTGGAGCTTACCCTGGCTCAGATCGACAGCATGGCCGATCGCGTGGTCAGCATGGTCGATCGCTTCGAAAACACCCTGGGCTATACCCGCGACCATGCAGTGTACCTGGCGGCCAACATCCTGGCGATGGAGCGTGCCAATGCCGAATCGGCGGCTGCGATGAATCAGGCCAGCATGGCTCGCGACACCTACCTCATGGAGCGGATGTCGAACGCGACGTGGAGCAAGAACCGCGCCGACAAGAGGCAATTCGACTTCTCACTCATGGGGCGCGGCATGGTCCCGCCGCCTCAGCAGGCGCAGCAGGCGGCGACGTATTCGCCACAGCATATCGCTCAGGTAATCTCAGCGTGGCCTACTGAGGAGCGCGACACCTACCTGAAGTCGCTTTTCAACACCGATCCGCAGACGTATAAACAGGTGGTAGACGTCTTGACGGCTTACACCAACAACAAGCCTGCCGGATAAGTCAGCGAATGGGAGGACGACATGGCATTCGACGATCAGAGAGAAGGACGCAAGCTACGCCCTGAAATCCCCAAATCGATGCTTGATTTCGAATACGTCGCCGACATGAGCGACGAAGAGCAGAGCAAACGCTTGCGAGAAGTGCTGCGCTCTGACAATAACTCTATCGACCTCAGCAACGTACACGTCAATTTCTCGAAGGATGGGATGTGCTCTGTTCTGGCATTCTACAGATGCTATAATCCGGCGGAGAAGCAGGCCTTCGAGGATGCCATGAGCAGGAGGTCCCCTCTGGAGCGGTAGTAGGCGTGAAATCTCTTAAGCCGCGTGCAGCCGTACTGAAAGGCGAGATCCCGAGGCTATACCTCAGGGTCGCCAGACGCTACCCGCCGCTTCCACGCGACAAGCAAACTGAACTCTTCCTGAAGGCCAGGCAGGGCGATGCCAAGGCGCGAGAGATACTGATCCTCTCCAACCTCACCTTCGTATTCCGGGTGGCCAGGGGCTATTCCTTCTCGCATCACCTCGAGTTTGACGATCTGATCCAGGCCGGCATCGACGGAATCATCCAGGCCATCGATCGCTTCAATCCGATGCGCAAATTCAGCTTTACCACGTATGCCTACTGCTGGGTCAGGAAGTACGTTTCAGAGCTGATAGCCTCCAACGTATCCGTCATCAAGGTGCCCCATCCATGCATCTACAACATCCAGAATCTGAGGAAGAAGGCCGATCAGATCAGCAATCAGACCGGCCGTGGCATAGAAGACAGCCTCGATCTGGCTGAAAGCGAAGGCATGAATTACGCCCTGCTGAGCGCCACACGCAACGCCGTCGAGAACTTCGCCCCGCTGGACACCGTTTCGGAGCCTCTCCTGGCTACCCCCGACAACGGCGAAGCTGATCGATTCGACATGGCGGAGCAGATCGAGACGGCGATGGCGGCACTCACCCCTACGGAGCAGAGTGTCATCAAGCGGCTCTTCGGGATCGGATGTGAGCAGCAGAGCCTGGCTGAAGTGGCCACGCATCTGATCCTGCACAAGGAGCGCGTCAGGCAGATAAAAAAAATAGCTCTGGACAAGATGCGTCAGGCCCTGGGGGTAGCGGACCCCCCAGAGCCTGACCTTTTCACATCCCTGGATCAGCAGACGCCGCCGTCAGCGACCGCTGCTGCCGACCAGGAGGGAGGAATACGATAGGAGCTGCCCCATGGTCGTGGGCAGCTCCGTCACCCCGGAGGGCCGGGAGCCTTTACTCCCGCCCTCCGGAGCGGACCCGCCCCCTCCATTGGAGCTTTCGCTCCGGGAGGGGGCCTCTGAAGTGGGCTTCGACATTATCACCTCCTTTCGGTGTAATGCCTACCCCTATAGTATTTATACCTCAGAAGGGAGAGTA